TACTCAAATGTCTCTCTACGACTTCATGCTCTTCGACGAAATCTCAACAGACGATAAGATTAAAGAGCTGAATAAGTATGTAGGGATAGAAGGAAATGTTTGGGGAATTCTCACCAAACTAAGCAACTCAACTTTAATTTCAAATGAAACATTAATTAAAAACGAATGATATTATGGAAAAGATATTTGATATAGCAAAAGACAATGAACAATCGTGGGGCACTTTAGCTGCTGCGATTGATGGAAACTTTAACGAGACATTTGACGAAGGCTATTTAGATTATTATGAGTCTCCAGTTTTGGTGACGGAGGGTGGTTATTATGCAGCAAATGGACATGTATCCAATTCTAGTTCTTCTTCTGTGTTGCATTCAAAAGTAGAGATTCCTACTGGCGCAATAACAGCAAAATTTGAAAATATACAGGCTTTTTCTGACGGCAAGGTAATTGTAAACTTTTTCGTAGATGGTGTTTGGTCAAGAGATGTGATAGCAGAAGTAGCTGGCAAGTTGTCAAACTATGAAATTGAGATACCAGAAGGTGTTTCTCATATTGGATTTAATTACAGAAATACTGACGACAAAAACTGTACTTTTCGCATAGGCAAAAAAAGTGCCTTATTAAAAGAAGTCTGCATAAAAGACAATAGTATCACGTCACAAAAACTCTCATTTTCTGATAATATTTTAAGGGGTAAAAAATGGGCTGTTATTGGTGATTCGTTTACTCTTGGTGGAGGAGTTGGGGTTTTTGAAGATGGTATATATGAGGGAGAGAATAAGAGTTATCCGTATATTATTGGGCGACGTAACGAAATGGACATCCAGCGTTTATTTGAGGGTGGGCGCACTATCTGCACTCCTCGCCAAAAAAATACAGAATTAGAATGGTCTTATAATGCAAGTCGTAACTATCTGACCTACGAAGGAGAAGACCGCCCGCTCGCTTTGTACAAGCAAATTGCCGAAGACGTAGACTATATCACCATTTATCTTGGAATAAATGACACGCATCTTATTGGTATCGGGGATGATGACGAGAGTTACGGTGTAAATGTAATAGCAGATAAGGGAACTATTGATAGCACAGAGATAACATCATTTTATGGTGCATGGAACACAGTGCTTAATTGGTTAATCATAAATCGCCCATTTGCTCATATTGGCATAATTGTTTCTAATGGCTTGGGACTTGACGAATATCGTCAAGCAGAGATAGAAATTGCAAATAAATGGGGAATCCCATATATCGACCTAAATGGTGACGAGCGTACTCCTATGATGTTGCGCAGCACAAATCCGGCAATATGCGATGCGGCAAAGAATGCAAGATTAAATGCTCAAAGGATAAGCTCAACGAACCAGCATCCTAACTCTGAAGCTTATGAGTACGAAAGCACATTTATTGAGCAATTCTTACGCACGTTGTAAACTTCCAGACAAATCTTATAATATACAATATCTGTTTAGATTTGATTATGAAATACATTACATTCCCCACAGCGAATTTGAACGAGATAATTGATTTAAATAACCCAATATTTATACAATAAAATGAAAAAGTTAATTGAAAAAATAAAAGCTTGGTATAAAGAAAGCAATAGAGATAAGCACTCATACGTGGGTGCTATCATCTATTGTACTTTTTTTGTAGTAGGTTTTGCATTAGGGATAGAACTTATTCCTAATGCTGTTATCGCTACAGGAGCTACAGTAGCTTCTATGATGTCAGCTGAATATAAAGACAAGGAACATGGCTCTTTGTTTGATTGGCTAGATATTCTTGCGGGTATGACATATCCTATACTGATTGATATTGTTTGTTTAATTATTTACTTAATTATAAAATAAGATGAAATATATTGTATTACCAAAATCCGTTTTAGACGAAGTTCCACAAGAGACGTTAAATGAGTTGCATTTAGTACCTAGAGTAAGCACAGATGGGGAATCTGTATTAATGAAAGTCGCAAATTACGAATTACTTTTTCCTCTTGCTGTAACTCTTCCTGAACTAGGAGAAGATACTCCTGTTGAACCAATATATCCATATCCTACTTATGAAGGAGATGCCCTAAATACTTTATTGCAAAGTAGCGAATGGACTAGTCAAGATAATTCTGTTTTAGGCGAATCTATTCTTGAATCTCCAACGGTGAAAACTACTTCTTCTAAAACAAGAAAGAGTACAAAAAATACCGTGTTATAAAAAATATTATTATCTTTGTATAAAGATTAACAAAGAAATATAGAAATAATGGATTGGTCAAATATTATACAATTAGCATTAGCTATAGGGGGAAGTGGGGGAATATTGACAGTATTGATAGCTTTCTATAAAGCACGTCCTGAAAAAATATCCTACGAGGTAAAAACTCTTCGTGAAATAATAGAAACTATAAAGAAAGAGAGAGAAGAGGACAAGCTAGAGGCTGCACAAGAAAGGCAAAAATTGGAACGAAGATTAGGTGAAATAGAAATAACCAATTCTGTATTACAGAAAGCTATTCAACAATGGGTTAAATGTTCCCATTTACCAAAAGATGCAGTGTGTCCCGTATCTGATTTCGTAGACCGAGCCGAAGAGCTAATAACTAAAAAGGTAGAAGCGTTGCACCAATCCATGAAAGAAAATAATAAAGAATAAAGAACCCCACTACGCAAATGTCGATAAACGTAGTGGGAAAAAATGTCCTTATCCAAAGCCATATAATAAACACATACAAATATACGGCTTTATTTTAAAATAGCAAATATAATGGTAGAAAAGTTACTTATATATACTGATGATGAGGAATTAGGCGTTATATCTTTCCCTAAAGATGGAACGCAAGCTGCCCTTAGTAGTTATACATTCACCGAGGGAAGAATGGGTAGCGTAAATATAAGTAGCAGTCTCATGTATCCTAAGTGCTTGGATGATGAATGGACGCAGAGGGAATTTGTGGAATTTAGGGGAGAAAGATATTGGATTTTAGATACACCTACTTCATCTAAGTCAAATACAGATTTAAGATATAAACATGAGCTTGTATTTAAATCCGATAGAACTAAACTGGATAATACTTATTTTTTTGATGTAGTATCTCCTGATGCAGGTGATGTAGACCAATTTGTCAGCAATAGTACAAAGTTCACCTTCTTTGGAGATATTGCAGAGTTTGCAACAAGATTGAATTACTCTTTACAATACAGTGGAGTAGGTTATTCTGTTGTAATTGACGAAGGTATATCCTCCGAAGCTAAACTAATGTCGTTTGAGGACAAGTATTTTAGTGAAGTTCTACAAGAAGTATTTAATATTTATGAACTACCTTATTATTTTGTCGGTAAGGTAATCCATATCGGATTTACTAATAATGCTATTACTCATACATTTAAATACGGTTATGATAGGGAACTACTGACAATAACCAAAACAAACGCCAACTATAAAATAGTTAATCGCTGTACAGGTATCGGTAGTACTGAAAATATCCCTTATTACTATCCAAATGACACGAGAAAGACGGAAGTTGGGGTAGAAGCTGACCCTGATAACATTTCTATCAAACAGGGAGATATTACCATTGTTAATGAAGATAAGTTCAAACAAGAAGTTTCTATTAATGAAATTATTGAATATAAAAACGGGATTGCAAGTGATGCTGTTGTAAAATTATTCCTTGATGAGAAACATAGTATACCTTTTGAAATTACTACAGGAAATCCATCCGCAGGAGATTATTACAGAGCTGCTTACGCTTGTAAATATGGAACATATACCCCTACTAATATAACACAATCTATATATGTTGTTTTAGATATATATACTACAGGAACATATAATTTATATATGGATTGTCCTGTGCGCAACACAACATTTCCTCCTAATTCTGATTTTGAGGTTGAAAGAAAAGTTTTTATCCGAGAATATACTAATCAAGGTGGAGGAACGGAAATCCCTTTAGTAAATCCAAATGGAACTTACAAATATTATAACGCAGGTACATTGGATAAAGGGAAAAAGTACGCAGTAGAATATAGACTTAATTATACACTTAGCGTTGCTTCTGATAAGTGGAGTATATATACCTTTGTACCTTATTGTTATTTAACAGGAGAATATAATGATTGGTTTTTAAGGGATTTCCCTGTTCCTCTAAGCCGAATAGGTATATCTATCACTAAACAACCAACTGTAGGAGATAAATTCAAGCAAATTAAGATTGAGAAGGATTATATGATTACTTCTCCTAATCTATTGCCATCTATATACAGAGATACGTTTGGTGCAGAACGATTCTATGACGCAAAAAACCAAACCTATATAAATCCTGATACAGGAAGCTACTACGACTTCGAGAACCCTTATACGGAAGGTAATCCTAAGGAAATGATTGTTTCCTTTGACTATATCAAGCCAACTATTAAAGGTATTGAAAATGCAGCAGGATATAAAATAGGAGAAATATTAGATGTAGCTTTTGATGATGATGATAACGATGAAATAGACCCTAACACAAATGAATACGAACATAAATATTTCTACATAAAGCTAAGAAAATTTGATGGGGATTATGGCTTTAATCTCTTTGACCAAGCTATCGTAGGTAGTGATATGACCATCTCAATGACGAGTGGTAATTGTGCTGCTTGTAATTTTGTCATATCCGTATTAGAAGTAGAAGATAAAGACAATAATATCACAATATTCAAGAATCCTGTACAAGTGGATTCTAGTGGCAATATTGTAACAGGTAGTGAGGATGATAAATGGAATGAGGCAAATATTCAGCCTCAACAACAAGATACAACCACAAATGAGGTATGGATTAGGGTAAGCAAAGATGATGATACATTCGGAGTTGTAATGCCATCTAACAACCGCAACTATAAGCCTAAATCAGGAGATTCGTTTGTTCTGTTACATATTGATTTGCCTAAACAATATATCCTTAATGCAGAGAATGAGCTTAAAGAAGCTATCATTAAGTATATGGCTGCCAATAATAGTGAAAAATTCAACTTCTCTATTAACTTTAAGCGTATATTCTTTGCTGAATATCCTGAAATGCTTTCACAGATTGATGCTAATGCACGATTGCAGATAGAGTATAACAACAAGCTGCATGAACTGTATATCAGTCAATACACTTATAAGGTAAATGAGACAGACCCTCTTCCTGAAATTACGGTAGAATTATCCGATACCATAACGATACGTAAAGGTAATGTCCAAAAATCTATTGATGCTGTAAAACAGGATATTATGTCGTCTATCGGTTCTATCGACTTTTTAAAGATGGGACTGAAATACTTTATTAGAAAAGATGTTGATGATACAGCTAACGGACATATAATATTTAAAGACGGGATTTATGTTACTGGGAATAGCGAGGAAGGAGCTACCGATTTCCTGCGTGAAGGTGGCATAGATAATATTCAAGAGGGTAACGGAGATTTCATACAGGAAGATTCCGGGATTATCAAAGCTGTAGAAACTCCTCAAACTCTTGGTAGTTTATATAATGTCAATCCTATTGTAGATGAAATTGCTACAGAAGATGTCGTACTTGTAAAAAAAGTTGGTTCTACGGAATGGACGCAGGAAAGAAAGAGTATGACAGAAGGCATAACTGATGCTCCAAGCAATGACATCTTATATGGTCGTAAAAACAAAGAGTGGATTAAAGTTCCCGACACACCGACAAAACTTCCTAATCCTAATGCTCTTACTTTTACAGGTGCAATACAAGCTATATATGATGGTTCTGCACCAATTACAGTTAACATACCGACAGGTGGCGGTGGTAGCATAACAATAGACGACCACTTGGATTTAAATTCAACAAATGCAGTGCAAAATAAAGTTGTAACTATGAATATAAATGAATTAATGGACGAGGTATTTAAAATTTCGTTCGATACTTTTGTTGGCGGAGGAACTTTTGAAAAGGGATCAGTTGTTACTCCGTATATTTTTTGGTCTATTTTATATAAAGATGAAGAAGTTGTGCCAACAACTGCAACTGTAAATGGGAGCACGGAAGGAGTTAATGAGGAGAAATCCAAATATTCGTCTCCTACTACAATTACTACAGATAAAAATTATAAAGTGATTTGTACTTACGGAAGCCAATCTATTGAAAAAACAGCAAACTATATTTTTTCTTTGAAAAAGTATTGGGGCGCATCTTCTGTAACTGAATTGACCAATGGTGATGTGATGTTAATGAATAACGGATGGGCTAGTCGTACTATGGGGAAAACGACTTTTGATTGTACAGGTGGGAAATATATTTATTACATTATACCGTTTGATATTTATGGAGAAGGCGTTAGTTTTTGGATAAACGGTTTCAAGAATACCGATGTTATTGTCTATGATATGGAAATAACAAATGGTAAAAACGTAACTGAAACATACAAAGTAATGCGTCTAAATAACATTCAAACTGGGATTCTAGAAGTTGAATTTAAATAATAAGAAAAATGGCAGAATTAAAAGGAACGCAGGTCGCTGCGATAGTAGTTCCATTCACCGATGCTGATAAATACGCAACACATGATGCGGAGTATGGGAAAGGTGGTTTTAGGAGTGTAGAGACTATAGCTCTACGGGACGCAATACCTACGGAGAGAAAAACCAAAGGTATGGTTGTTCGTGTAAATGAAACAGGACTACATTATTATTGGAATGGGAGTGCATGGACTGAATGGTTGCCGAAAGGTACAATGCTCGTAGATGCTACATTGAGTACATCAAGCACAAATCCTGTGCAAAACAAAGTAATTACAGCAAAAACGCAAGAAATTGAAGCTACAGCAAACTCGGCAAATGCTAAAGCAGATAGTGCATTAGCAACAGCTAACGCAGCTATTCCTAAAAGCTATATTGATACAGCTTTTGACGATAATGCATTAGATACAAGAGTTCCTAGTACAAAGCTATTATATACAACCGCTACAAATATATCAATAGCAATACAGAACGTACAAGACCGTGCTGTTCAAGCTTATGATATAGCAAATGCGGCTATCCCAAAATCAAAGATAGATACTAGTATTGATGGAACAGAGACAGCGCATGATGCAGTCCCGTCTGTGGGTGCTGTAGTAACTTATGTTAAGTCACAAAGAACTGCGATAGATGGAAGTATAAATGCTGTTTCAGGAAGGGTTACTACTCTTGAAACATGGAAGAACGGTATAGGCAATAAGAATCAGGCTAATGGCGTAGCGGGTCTTGATGCTAGCGGTAAGATTTCAGCGTCACAGCTTCCGGCAGGATATGACAATGTTGATATGTTGCAGTCTTTTGTAACAACAAATCCGAGTTCCAATATGCAAATCGGACAAAAGTTTTACAATACGACAACTAAGAAAATTTTTACTGCAACAAGTGCAACAACTGGTGTCGAAACTGCGGTAGAAGGCGGTGATAAAATATATATTAATATCACAGAGAATAAATCCTATCGTTGGACGGGAGCCACAATGGTTGCTGTAGGAGACGGTTCAGGCGTAGCTCTTGGCACTACCTCTTCTACCGCTTTCCGAGGTGACTATGGTAACACGCTTTATACAAATTTTGGTAGTGGTACTAATCTAACAGGAACACAAGCTGCACGTGATTTTTTCCATAATATGTCGTTGTTTAATTCATTAAGGAACACAAGCATATTAAAGGATTTGGTTGTTCAACCGGAAGCCAATTTTGTTAGATTACAAAATGATATAGTATATTTGATTGGAGAGGTTAATACTGGCGATGGATATGATATACCTGCCGCTACAACTACAAAAGCAGGTGTTATGACAGCAGATATGTACAAGACCCTGCAAGAGATAGAAAAGGCTGTTTTTCAATTGGAATTAAGCGTTGTACCAAGTAGCGACCAAACATTTGAAGTAGGCAGTGATTATACTCCTACAATTAGTCTTCTTGTTAAACGTAAAGGTACAAATATAACACAAAGCGCATCTATTTCGGTTGTAGGGAATCCTTCTTTATCTGGAACATTGTCATCAGATCATCAACAATGGGTTCCATCAAAGGCAGTTAGTGTAAATCAGAAACTAACAATTACAGCAACTTATAATGGGCAAAGTGTTTCTAAGGTTTATAATATTTACTTCAAATACAAGAAGTATTGGGGAGTATCAACTAGTGCTTCTCTAACTTCTTCCCAAGTTATTGCATTAGCCGGAAGTACATGGGCTGATTCAAAAGCTATGGGCGCAACTACTTTTGACTGTACAGGCGGAAAGTATGTCTATTATGTAATACCATCTTCATTAGGAACTCCCGAATTTTGGGTAGGAGGACTAAAAAATACAGATGTCGTTACTACAAGTGCTACTGTAACTAATGCATCAGGAGGAAGTACTACATACTCAATTATGCGGCTAGCGAATATTCAGACAGGAGTCCTCTCTGTACAATTCAAATAATTATTTACAAAACGGGGGGGGGGCAAAATCGCTCTCTCTCCAAAATATAATCTTATGGCAGAAATCAAAGGTACAAATGTTGCATCTAAAATAGTTCCCTATACTGATTCAGACGAATATGCTACTCATGACGAAAAATATGGTGTAGGAGGATATAGAACAGTAGATAGTGTAAGCGAGATGAATGCTATTCCTGCTGCAAGAAGAAAAGAAGGAATGCTAGTAAATGTAAAAGGGGATAAAATTTACAAGCTTAACAGTAGTAATACGTTTGTTGATGCTGGACTTGGAGTTGGTGAAGTAATTGATTGGAATTCAGGCTCAAATCTCTCTCAAAACGGTTATCAAAAGTTTAGTAATGGGCTGATGTTGCAGTGGGGGTATGTTGGTGGGTCTGCCACTGCGTCATACAGAGTTACAATGCCTATGTCATTTTATAATACAACATATAATGTTTTTGCAACAGTTAATAAACCAAGTTCAGATAATAGTATATATTCCGCTTCTCCACTAGCTACCAGTAAAACAGTTAGTGCTTTTTATATAAATAGAAACTATGCGTCAGGAGGTTCTACTGGACTATCGCAAGAATCTTGGCAATGGTTTGCTGTAGGAAGATGGAAATAATTACTTCCAACGTCCTATAGCAATCCAATTATAAGCTTCTCCGGCAATAGTCCCATACTGTATAGATTTTATAATAAAGGCAGTAATCACTAAAGTTACACCACGCTGATTTTACAAATTTCATTATAACTTTTGATAACCGTTTTGAGAGAGATTTGAAATAAATCATTAACTTTACAAAAAAAAGACATGAAATATTGGAAACAAGGATTTTACGATGAACCAATAGAGGGTTCGGTAGAAATAACAGACGAATATTGGCAATCATTACTTGATGGGCAAAGCGATGGAAAGGAGATAGTAGAAGATGTAAATGGTCGTCCTATCCTTCAAGAACACATATTTACTTTAGAAGAAGTAAAAGAGCATACATTATACAATATTCAGAGGTACGATAAATCTGAATATGTAAATAGTTTCTTGCTCAATGGAGATAGTATTTGGTTAAGCAAAGATTTACGAACTTCCATAATGAATGCTGTTGCGATTAAAAAGAGCAGAAACATTAAAACATCAAGTATTTGGTATAATCAGAAAGAGTATGTTCTCCCTGTTGATTTTATATTAGACATGTTAGATGATGTGGAGATATACGCTGATACTTGTAATAGTGTAACACAAAAACATATAGCTAATGTTAAGGCTATGACAGATATAGATGAAATTGATAATTACGATTATACTTTAAATTATCCAACTAAAATAAAATTTAATTACAATGAAAAAAATATTTTATGATTCCAAAATAGCTAAGACTATTTTATTTAATGGATATTCAACTATTACACTTCTTGCTTGGGTATTTACAAAATACAAAACATTGATGCAAGAGACTATAAACCATGAATGTACTCATGCCAGACAGTGGATTGAACTTACTGTAGCAGGAGGATTATTTATATGGCTTGGAATGCTAATATTTGATTATTCTGCATGGTATCTTGCTATTTCTCCGATTGTATTCTATTTATGGTATGGTTTAGAATATTGCATAAGAAGAATTATGGGATTATTTGCTTCGGGTGACAACAAACAACATACTGCATATCGTGAGGTGTCATTTGAACAAGAAGCTCGATTGGCTGAAAAAGATAATAATTATCTTGAAAACAGCCATTATTATGCATGGACGAAGTTTATAATCAAAACTAGAAAGTAATATGGCAATTCTATCAAATGGTAAATTTTCAGGATTCCTGTGTTCCATAAGGGACACAGGTAAAAAACTAAAAGACGGTGCAGCCGTTATGGTTGAAGATTTTCTTTCCGGATTCAATGGGTACGGATGGAAATTGTGGAAGAAAAGTAATCTTTGGAGACTTGAAATAGATGAGCTTCTTGTTCGCAAATCATTCACGACCTTTGAACATATCATATCACAAATAACTTCCATTAGAGGAGGACAAACAATAAGTCAAGGTCACGCTAAAATAAAGGCTGTAACGACAATTGAAGCAGACGTATATAGGGAAAATGATGGAGAGGAAACTATCACCCAAGAACAATGTTACCGCTTGGAAATAGATGATGAATCAAATTCTATTGTAGAATATGATTTTATACAATGTTTAAAAGGCAATAGACAATACTTGGTTCAAGTTGGAAGTGTCTTTCAATACTATATTAATATTCCTATAACCGAGTTTGATTCAGATGCAGAAACGGGTGAAGTATTAAATGCTCCACAAGCAGGAGATGAAATTGTTCAATTTGGGAATGCATCACACCAAGATAAATATAAAAACAGACATTCTGCCCTTTATCTCCATGTAGATGAGGATGAACCTGCTATAGATCTTATGACCAATATGTATTCTAAAGATTGGTCTAATGCTATAAAAGTTCGTATAGGAGGGAATTTACCCGGTACTGACGGTGATAGAGGATTTTACAGCGTAAATGGGAAAATAATATCTGTTGATGAAAACAATGATATAGTATATGAGATTAATCCTGATGGTTCAGGATATTTCGCTAGAGGAAAATTCTCATGGACTAAAGATGGTTCTCCTAAATTTTCAGGGACTATTTTGTTGCAGATAGATGAAAATAATGTTTGGGAAGTTACCGAAGCTGGCGAAAATATTATTGGGAACAAAGATGGGAAAAGAATAGTAATAAGTCCTGTTAGTCAAGATATTAAAGTTTTTGATGATAGTAATAATAATGTCCTTTCTATCGAAGGTTCTAATAGAAATGATATAAGCGATTTTTTTGGTGGTACTCCTCCAACTATAACTATCAAGAATATCCCATTTTCTATTGTAGCAACAGTTACAAGAGCGGAAATGACTGTTACAGAAGGATTTTATACTAATACATTGATGAATCTTTCCGTAGAATTTAATTATAATTATTCACAATATTCAGAAAGTTCAGCTTCGGGTAACATTTCAGGAACTTTATATCTTGATAATTTTTCAGATTCTTCTTACAACAACTATCAGAATAGCAGTGTTATAGCATCATTTAATGTAGATGTTAAGGGAACAGGATCTTTTGTTGTAAGAAATACTACTACTATAGAAAAAGGTTATCATACTCTTAGATTCCTTATATTAAAAGATAGATCTGTCACTAGTTTTTCAATTAGTTCTTTAAATGCGGAATTTGTTATTGATTCTTATTTAGCTAGTTTATTTGCTAATGGTATTGTATTAGGTTCTTCTACAAACAATCTTTTTTATGCAATAAATAAACAACCAAATCCATTGCTTAATATTAAAAATCTATTTTTTGGAGTTATTAATAATTTTTCAGGATTAAAAATAGACACAGATGGGACTTACTCTAAAATAAATGGTCATTGGGGACTTTTACCTTCATTAATTGCCTATGGCGTTGTGTGGGGTGGAAATACCCCTACTTATAAAGCTATAAAAACTTTTGATGGAAGTTCCTTTCCTGCTGCTACTCGAATAGGAGAAGGTGTTTATAGAATTAACTTTCCTACTTCATGGAGAAGTCTTAATATAAGTGCTACAAATGCATACGTTATGTTGACGGGAATAGGTTTTAGTATAGGTACTGGAGCCACAGATGCACCAATTAAAGCAACTTTTAAAGGATGGATTACTAACGGCTTTGATGTATGGCTATCAGATGATTCAACTGTTAATGATGGTGATTTTGCTTTTGAATTAAAATGGTTAGGGTGACAACAAAGGGAGCAATTAAGCTCCCTTTCATTTAGTACATCTTCTCCATATTGGATAGCCTTGGTTTCTTATTCACTGCCTTATTTTGCTTATAAGGTTTCTCCTTTGCTTTCTTAGCTTTTTGTTCCGCTTCTAGCTCTGATTTTAAGGCTAGGATTTCGGACTTGCGATAACCAATCTTACGATTCTTAAAAATAACTTGCTCAATTCCTTTAGCATCCATGAGACGCTTAAATCCAACTCTATTGTTAGAGAAATTAAGGACACGCATACTTTCATCATAATTCAAAACATCAGTTGGTCGTACATATTCACTATTAACCTTTTCAAGAGAATTAATAGCTGATGAAATCTCCGTTTCACTACATTCATCACTAAATATCGCCCAAATTTTATCAAACAAGGTTTCAAATAACCAACGTTTGATAGGACTAAGTTTTGATAATTCCTCTTTAACTGAATCAAGAACACTCGCCTTGAACTTATTAATGTCTTTATAATTCTTCATAGCTTTTCTTTTGTTTTTTAATTCTACGTACTTTAATAAAATGAGATATACCAAGATAAATAGTAATGAAAACACTAATAGCCCAAGTACTTGACAGAATAAATAGATAAATGCTTTTATCCGGAATAATATCAAAAGATTTATCAATACAAGCAATAGTATCTGTAAACATAAGATTAATTGGTATTGCTCTTGCAAACTTACAATGATAGTTGCCTTCATCGCAAGCCAATCTGTACAAACAGTAATCCAATAAAACCACATAGCCATCAAATGTTACCAATATCCCATTCCATGCGAAACAAAATATAATAAGCAAATAAATAGCCATTCCAAATATAGTTGCTCTAACTATTAGCTTTTCCATTATTCATCCAATTATCAACTAAATATATACATAAACTTGCATAAAATTGAGGACAAGAAGCAAATAGAAATGTTATAAATACTTCATAACTACAATATACTTTCCTATTAGTTCTAGCTCCTATTGTTTTATATACTCCTAAAGATTTTAGTTCTCCTACTATTTTCCTTTTATTTTTAGTTATAGATATTCCAAGCAAAGATAAAACTCTTTCTCTAAATTCGTTAGTATTCATTATCCCTGTTATATCAATTTTATAGTTTGAATTATCAATTATAAAGTTTTTTAAGTCTGTCAAACAGAACATATTCTCTTTTTTTGATATTTCAAATGAACCTATATAAAATGTTCCATTTTTAAATGAAATAGTAGTATCTACATCATCTCTAAAAATTATATTAAAGCCATTTAAAGCAGCCATTCCACATTTAATCTTGTTAATCATAATGTATTTATGAGACATACAATTATAAATCCGAACTTCTTCTTCATTTAATTTCTCAATATCACATTCTGATTCGATATTAAAGATAAAATCATCTAAAATATAATCATCTAAAAAAGTTAAATTAGGATGCTTTTTAGACTTAATTTCTCTTTTATGTGTTTCAATTCTATTTAGTAAATCTATAGACTGACCGACATAAGCATATTTGCCTTTATAGACAAAAGAATAAATTCCACTTTGTTTCATAATAATAATAAATTTGTAATACGCAAATATAATACATATAATCGAATAATACAAATTTATTTTATTTGTTTTTATTATTAACAGCAATTACAATCTTCTCGGTAAATAAACCCGGAGCTTTAGACCTCAATTGAGGTTTTACAGGTGCATTGCCCTTTTGCGCACGCACAACCTTCGTGTTTGTCTTGACACGAATCGCCTTCTTCGCCATATTCTAATTCAAGTATTAGTTGACAATAATGAATAACTTTCTTTATATCTTCTGCCCCATTCTTGTTCTTATGCCGACATAGATACTTTATGCAATTACCCTCCATAAAAGGTATATCATTTGCATATATAAACTCAACAGGTTCTATTGCTAGTTTTTTGTAATGCGAACCTCCCTCTTGGGTATTTAATGCGCTAATTGCCTTATTTATTTCAATCGGAATAGCTTCTAACCCATGTGGTCTTGCATCATCTTCCATCTTCATGCTCTTCGACATATTTATCTACTGAATCTTTAAGTTTTTCCATTCTTTGAACCTCTTCCATAAATTTATCATCTTCTTCGGTTTCAGGAAGTAATTTTGTATCTCCTAATTCCTCAAATAATTGGTTTCTTCTTTTACAAATAAATGTAGCAATATCAAGATAATAAGGATCATCAATAAAGCAAAGTGGAGGAGTAAACAGAATATCCATAGTTGCATTAAAGAATGTATCGTAAATATCTTTCTGCTCTTTTCTTAAAGAATCATATTTAGATTTATATTCAAGAAGGAAATCTAAATGCCCATATAGAGATCTACATATCGGTTTTACAAACATATAATAACCAGTCATTTGAAAAAGAATGCCTGTTGTAAACCTAGAAAGTTTAAATGACTCATAATCATGTTCTTCGAGTAAATCCTCCTCACGTACAAAGATCCTAGTTGGAACTACATCGTATTGTCCTTTTAAAGATATGATTTCGTCCATTATAGAGTCGAAGAAATGCGCATCCTTACATTGGGATTTAAGTAATGCTATCTTTTCGTCAAGCTTACTTTTCAGCTTTGCTTTTCCTTCCTCTATTATTTGTTTGTCTGTTTTCTTGACCGCTTCTTCTTTCTGATTCTCCATCATTTCCAATTTCTTCATGTCCATTTTCCTCCTCTTTATTTGTTTCTTCTTTTAAATCTTCTTCAAAGGTTATAGGCTGACGCTTATAATTTTTCATGTTGTTCTTAAATTCATTTCTGCTAATTTGTTCTTTAATGCAAACATTGAAGAAATATTTTTTAAGATCATCATTCGTCATGCCATTAAGGTATTCTTCATCATCAGATGTTCTGGAAGAGATGAAATCTATAATATCCTTTTTATTTTCCACGGCAGGGATAAATTCATCTTTCAAATATTCATAGGGATATATCTCCACAAGTTCATGTGCTATACCTAATCCCGGCAATGTTTTTGTTACATTTACCTCATTCCATGCGAAAAAATCATGATATGCAAGAGCATAGTCCATGTGTCCATTTTTTCTTAAAATCTTAACAATCGCCCTAGCCCATACCTGTTCTTTATCGTTGGGTTCAGGAAGAGATGAAACGCCACTATACATTAGCATCTCCAACAATGATTCTTCTGTTCTGCTTTTAGTTCTCATTATTTTTTAAATATTAAATAGTTGAAATTTATTTTATATACAGCACTATTTTTATAAATTCCTACGCCTCCTCCAAAAGCTATATTTTTAGGAGTAACAAACAGGAGATTAACGCTTGGGATTACATTCCCATCAAATGTTGTAATGTCAGCTCCGATATATCCTTTCCAAGCATCTTTATAAACGGTGTTAGTTGTAGTATTCGTTACGGTTTTATATTCTGTTTTATTGAATACGTTTATTTTATCCAAACTTGGATTAACACCAGAAATCCAAGCTTCATATTTTCCTGTCTCGGAATAATATTTCTCCTCAATAGGAAGATTCACATTGGTTGAGTCATTGACATAAACAATCAAAGTATCTATTACTTTTTTATATTTATATATCGGTTTCTCTATTGTCAATGTGTCCCATTTAGTAATATAAAAGGTATCTGTTGTATGAACTGTTTCAATATGAGGTTTCCTATTAGCTAAAAAAGAGGTAACAATCCATACTAAACAGATACCGATTATAATATATGGACTATATGTTTTAATCCACTGCCTCATCAATTTCTCGTGCTAAATCATTCCTTCTCTGTAAAAGCTTGTTTACAGCCTTCAATGCTTCGGTTGATAGAGCCAAAGGATTTATTTTATCTAATCCCATAGAGTCCAAAATAGACAATTCTCTTTTTTTATATTTATTAGATTTTTTCGAGTTATCATTATCTCCAATGCCTAATTCTTTCATTATTTTTTCAAGCATACTATCTGAAAGAACTTTTTCGCAAATTACAGGCTTGAAATCCTTTAAACTCTTTATAATTTCATCAAAATTGACTTCTTCCCATTCTCCATTTTGATAAGCTTTGGCTTTTAATTTGGGCTTTTCATTTTTAAACTCATCTTCAAAAACGTCTTTCCTTCGAAAATAATCACTAGGCGAATCATTGAACCAATGTAGGAAAGTTGAAAACTCATTTACTCCATTTTTAAATCTTATAATTTCATATTCCCCTTTAACACCGACACCTATAAGAAATCCAGCAATTCTTAATTGAGCTTCATTTGTGCAGCCGATTTCATAAACATGTTTTTTTACTTCTTCTAATGTTCTCATAATTATTTTTTTAAATTTCTAATGCATCTGTTTGACCTTTGATATTTTTCAATTTGAAAGAAGCCATAATGTATGGAGTTCCACCATACAATTTGTCATCTGACGGTTCAATAGCTTCAATTAAAATAAATGTAACTTTACGTTTTCTAATGTTGTCCCAATATTGTATTTTCCCTTTGCTTAGAAAATCAACGAATGAGTGATATGTTTTTCTTCTATCGTTTCCTATAAATATGCATGTAAAAGTCAAATCAGTATTTTCTCTAATAGGAGTAGAGTTCTGATATACTTGAAGTTCATCTGTCTCTGCAAATTCTTCGGTATATACAGATTTTATTTTTCCATAAGAATCAAGACCAGAAAATTCTTTGTAAATCAAACCGGGGAAATCTACTTCCAAATCTTTTTCCGGCTCACCGAGAATATCGACTCTACGCATATAGCATTTATAATCAGACATTGGCTACCTCCTTTTCGTCTATATATCTTTTAATTATCACTTTATCTTTATCTATATCACCTGTTATGAATGGTTCTCCTCCATAAACAAAAAGATATACCTTGCTGTTTTCGCCTACTTTAATGTCCAAATAGGTATTTCCAGCAACGTATATCTCGCATATATGATTAGGTTTAATATCTAAGGTTGTTTTAGATTCTAAGATACAAAGCAATGTTGTATCTACATAAAACTCATCTTTGTCATAATTACAAAGCATTGTACTTGTATAGCAACCTCTTTTTTTATTCTCATACTCACATATATATTTACCATTTATGTAAGCTTTGAATTTGTCACTAATAAAAACAGGACTAAGCCCCCATCCTTCGGAAAGAGACTTAGCCATGTACTTTATAGAGTTTACATCGCAAGCAAGCTCAAATAATTGCTTTTTGCTTTTATTATCATCCCATAGATTTGTGTAATTGTCACACAAACCTTTTGCGATTGCATTATTTTTAAATTGCTTTAAATCTATCATTACTGCCTCATATTTGGGACAAATATAAATATAAATATCAACTATTCAAAATTTTTATAGCTTTTTCAACATCACGTTTAGATATACCACGAAGAGCATGAGTTTTTATGAAATGTTTCTTTTGAGAAAGTAACATATCTGAATCATCATCAAGGATTACATAATTAATTACATCTTCATGTTCCCATAACCAACGGTCTATTTCTATACCACGACATAGACCATAATGTTTTTCTCTATTCCCATGTTTGAAGCCGTACATTCTTGAAGTAATACCTACGATATATTCAGGATATGGAAAAGGATTATGACCATAAACTGTTTCTTGCGTTGTAATAGCTTCAATAGTCTGTTCCAATGTATATCTTCTCCAAGAGGAGGATATAACAATTTTAGCTCCGGTCGCATCGCAAATCTGTTTGACTAGCTCAACCTTTTCATTATCAATAGTCCAATTACTTTTCAGTGTGGTTATTACACCGTCAAAATCAAGAAAGACGATCTTATTCATTGTATTCTTTTTTAAAAATAAAAGCTACTTTTCTTTCTCCCTTTACTGTCTCTATTAATTCCCAACCATCTTTCCCATAACTGGTTAATTCATAAGAAGAAGGGAAACTATTTAGATAATATTCTTTTACTAGGTATTTAAATCTTTTCATCTTCTAACAATTTAGAAATAAATATATCTTTTGCCTTAATCATAACATCAGTCGGTATATCAAATCTAGTCATTTCTGACATGTAATTCCATGCATCTGCAACCTTTGCTATAAAATCATCTTCCACTATAGCTAATGCTCCATACGCTTTGCTAATAGACACCGCTAAAGATACATATCCTGTTGTATCCATCCTCTCATTTTTATTCAAATCTAAAGTATTATCCTCGATATACTTTTTTGCTTTTTCATTCATATTAATTCTTTTTAAAATGGACAATAATCTCTTTCCTTGAACACATTATCATCGTCATAATAATATTGTTGATAATCACTCATATAATCCCGTTCTGGTTCTCTATTCTGTATAAGAGGAACAGGTTTGGGTTCTTCTTGCCAATTATAGTTTATATTTTCTGCAATATCATTTTTAAAGCGTCTTGTCTCAATCTCATAATACATTCCACATAACAAATCCACCTTCCCGAAACTGCGATTTTTACATACTTCCAATACATTGCCATATTGAAGCATTTCAGCTATCCTAACTGTTCCGAAGAAATCTTTTCCACGTGTCTCAAAATCCTTGTTTACACGATGAATAATAAAACAGTTATCCACTGCATTAGTTAAATCGGCTGAACCTGAAATAGATTCTTTTCTAAGGAAGTCAGTCTGTTTACGAGGGTGAGCTACAAGTATAATATGAACATTATATTTTTTAGCGAAATCACAAATAGCCAATATAAACTGGCTTTGTTTCTTATTGTTGTCTCCTTCGTAATCCTCTAAGTTAAGAGTCATCAGATTATCAATTACGACTAAATTTACACCTTCAGATTCAATCAGATTTGTAATATCGCTCATTAATTGCTTCCAACGTGTTCCATATTTGTTATTATAGAGGAATAACTTTCCATCCGTCCAACTATCTATACGGTCAGAAATATGTTTTGGAGCATAATAAAATTCATCATACCCTTGTACTTTCTGGACATAGTTTTTTCCAGCTGCAAGTTGGTTAATCCACCCTTTCAATCGAGAAGCCACTAATTCCCCAGACCATATTGCTACTTTATATCCGTAGTTGATTATATTCAAAGATAAATTGTTCAACCAAGAAGATTTACCAGAGCTATTACTTCCTGATACCAATGTCACTTCTCCAAACAATAGACCTCCGATATTTTTATCTAAAACCCTATATCCAGTAGGCATACGTGGTATATTATTCATATCCACATATTGAATATCCTTCATCGCAAGCCATTTCTTCCCCTTATCTTCCGTTTCACCTATAGGAACAAATTCCTCTTTTTCACGATTATGGAAATAAGGTCTATGCGCTTTACTTTGATATTCAACATAGTCTGATTTAGTATAGGCATTAGGGTCAAAATGTAAACGAAAATCTTTCCAAGTATATCCGCTGCAACTCGAATGCAAGCATTTGAATCCAAATCCTCCACCTGCCATTTCAAAAATAGCTGAATCAGGCGCACGATGTGAACTATTAAATGGGCACTCTTCTAATACATACTTAGTAAAAGATGTTGTTTTTACTATATTTCTGACTTTTATTCCATACTTGGTTAAAAATTCCTGTAAATCAAATTGAGTCGGTTGATAGTTGTTAGCCCTGTTCGGTTGTTCCGGCTTAGGAAGCATGGCGGCTACCTTTTCAAAAAACTCATTTGGGGTAGGTTTTATTTCGTCAGGTATTTTTAATATTTTGCTTTCACGTTGAGGTCGTTCAGGTGTATCACTCCCCTTCCTACTATAACAACCATATAATTTACATATTCGACTAGCATTAAAAGTACTTGTATCTACTTTTACTTTTTCTGTAGAAAAAAGCATATCTAATACTTGTAGAAAATCCTTCATAGTTTGAGTATTTTCAGGAGTATTAGCCATATTCATATTTATCAACAGATGAAAGCCATTGGCACTGTCACAAACAATTGGTTTAGTAAATCCTTCATCTCTTAAAAATTTGAATACATCATTTACTACAGCTTTGGCAGCTTCTTTCTCTTCATCAGTAGAATTGGTATCAGATGGCTTCTCGCAGTCTATATCTATCAAACACCAATCTCTACCAATAATTTCAGCATCTGATGTTGTAGATTTTGGTCTAGTCACTATTCTATCTCTCTGTTCACGTGAATAACATGAATCTAATATAGAATTAAGAGTGAAATAAATATTACAATCATCATAACGCCTGATAGCATTAAGAAGAGTATCAATATCCGTAAAATATCCTGAATATGTGCCTTTTTTATTATTGTCAACAATACGAATCTCAACAAGCTCATGGTTATGTTTGAATATATCGTACCATTTACGTATCATTGGTTCATTCATATATTTATTCGTTTTGAATTAATAATCAACAATCATCTATATTTGCTCGTTTGAGCTTTAATGATTGGCTGTTCTTTCAAATATCCCATGTCCGGCAAGTTATTGAGCAATGTAGAAAAATTCTTCAAAAAACTATCATTTCTTAAACTTTCTTCTACATAGGATTTTATAGTAAACTCCAATTCCTCTTTGGGCATCGTTTTTAGCAAAGATTCCAGCTTCTTCTTGTCATTAGAACTTTTGCCAGTCCCCATATTCCTCTTCGGACATTTTGATGGATAGAGAGAATACAGATATTCGACATCTTCTGAAAAAGTTAGTTTCTTCTTCTTCTCCTTTTCTTCCTCCCTTAAACCCTCTTTCTTATTCTCTATATTATCATTAATATTAATATCATTATCAATTTCATTATCAGAGTTTGCTTGAAGCTTTGCTTCAATTTTGCTTGAGCGTTTGCTTGGAGATTTGGTTAAGCAAACTTTACTCTTTTTAAGATTGGGATTTCCACCCTTAGAACCTGCCAAAACCCTTTTTAGGCTTATTTCTCCGTCTTTTACCATTCTTTTTTGACATAGATAATCACCTTCAATATACAACACATGATTATTAATAAGTTCTATTAAGCCTCTTTCAATTTCTTCTGTTGTATACGGCAAATGTCTAGCAAAGTTACAAGCAAAATTAAAAATTTGGTTAGAACTTTGCTTGTAGTTTTGGTTAAGCAAAAACTTTCCATATATTTCGCATTTATGAAGTAGACACATTATACGAATATATACCCCTGTTGCATGAGGACTACATTCTGCTAGTTTTTCATCTGTCATAAAATCCTGTATATATAGAGGTAAATACGGATTATTCCTCAATGCCATAACTAATCCTCCTTTACAACAAATATAACTCCATCAATATTTTCTGATTTGATCTTACCTTGTTTAATGAGACGATATACATGAACAGCAGACAATCCTGTTGCATGAGCGTAATTTGATACTTTTACTAATTTCTTTTTCATATCCAATTTATTTATAATGTTATATGTTTTACCTGCAACAACACGAGGTGAAAAATAAGCCGGAATAATAGGCGGCTTCCGGCTTACTCAATTACTCATGATTGTAATAATCCCAAGTGAGGGATAGGATTACAAATATAAAGTTTTATTTTTAATCCTCCAACCTTTTGTGTATTTTCATTGCGACAAGAGCTGCAATTAACATTTTAGTTTCCATTTCACTTTCTGAATCAATATCTTTAATCTCTACAAGGGGATATATATCCACTTTCAGTTGTATATTCAGTATTACCTATCTCAAATAGCGCATTCTGTCCGCATGGGCGAATGACTACTTTGTCAGAAGATATAGAGTTTAGGACTAGCAATAACTTTTGCAGGATAAACGTCTGCTTAAATTCTTTTCCTCCTACAACTTCAACTCTTTCCTCTAATTTTTTATTTAACTCCATATTCTCCGAGACAAATGTGATTCCAGTTTCATCAAAATTAAGAGTCATTGTTCCTGTCTTGGTATCATCTTGTACATATATTGCTCTTGATACAATAGAATGAAATATTTTTTTGTCTATTTCCACTTCAAACAATGGCTGATATTTGAGCAACATATAAAAGTCCAATGGTTTGAAGTCATATTTGCGGATAAGCAACATTGAATTGTCTCCTATTACAATGATATTCTTTTCTCCATTTTTTATAGTGACCTTTTGTTCGTTTGATAACGCCTTACGCAGAGCCGCAAAAGCCGACAGGTCTATAGATACTTTCAGTTCTCCCTCGTAGTCAATATATGCGCTATCATGGTACATCTTATCAAAATTGAAAGCAAATACATCAACCTTATTGTCTTTTATAAACAAATGAATATGCTGGTTATTAGGCTGAAATTCATCATATTCCAATAATGGCATACCTTTTTGAATCCAATAGCCAAGCAAATTAGCATCCAATGTAAATGTATCGCAATTAACCTCCTGTGCCAATGTAGGGTATACTCTTACATCATGCAAAGGAAAATTCATCGTACTGTTTGGTGTGGAGACAATAGCATTCAGTTTCTCATTATCTACATCTATATCAAAGTAATCCTCCATCAGAAGAGAAACATAGTTCTCAATATCGTCCTTGTCTATGCAAAACTCGATATTCTTATAAGACTCTTCCAACTTGAAATGGGTCTTTATCGCATTCTTGTCATTGTAAGATAACAACCAACATGTATTATCGACTATTTGAACTTTAACAGATTGCAAAATTGGCAATGGAGTTCTTTTGGAAGAGAAACTACCACCTGTCTTTATTGCGTTTAAAAAATCTTTCTTATTAAACTTAATCCTCATCGTTTAGCAATAATAAATTGTTATAATATTCATCTCTTTTTTTTATTCTAAAATCCACCATAGTATTCAGGCATTTTATGACTTCGGGGCACTCTTCACGACGAAGCTGTAAAAAGCTCTTCAAATCCTTCAATGCACGAACAGCTTGATCTGTCTGATCCACTATTTTTTCAGCCGTTCTAATTTTATCATATAATTCTGCTTTCATTTGTTCGCTTTTACATAATTATCACAAAAAGTTCCATTATATGCAGGTTCTAAAAAACCGTAATAAAGATAATCCTCCCCATTTAATGGGTCAAAGATATAGTAATCAAGATATTCTTGATATTTTTTACAAGTATCTCTGATTTTACAATTCATACCATCGCACATAATACTACACTGGTCCTCCCTCATCATTGTAAAATGCTATTAATTCATTCATCCTGTCTACCAAGAAGCTTGCTGCCTCTCCTACCTGCTGTGATATTGAGATATAAGTCTTTAGCTGGTTCTCATACATTTCGTCCATTTTATTAATGGTTTCTTCCAACTTCTTTAAATTTTCCGGTTTCATATCATTCCATTTTTACAAAATAAACACCATCAATCAACACATAAGGTATAAGACCTTTCTTTATTCGCTGTCTAACCGTTTCCTTAGCAAGATTGTTCATCTCTGCATAATGACGGATGGTTACTAAGTTATCATACACTTGATTGTCTTCAATACAATCAAGTATCTCCTTTAGTTTTTTATCAATACATGGATAGGAGTCAGGATAATAAAAGACTTTCATATTTACCCCTACATTTACATGAGAACTAATATTATCAGCTTTGTTCATTGTAATAGGGTCGCTAACAGAAAGTATGATTGAATCTTTGACTACTAAATCTTTAAATTTACTCATTAATCTATTAGTTTAAATTCATATACAAATACAAACGGGTTACTCTGCGTATTTCCATACATATCCATAAGCTGTTTTCTTTTTGCCATTACAGCAATTACCAATATTAGAAGGATTGTAGCCAAATTGTCTAAATACCTCCATCAGTGACGGAAAGATATTGACTTGGTTCATATTCAGGTCATATTGAACAACTCTTTTAGACTTCCCATTATTTAGCGGTCGGTTAATGTGCCTACCATTGCGAATCCAAGTTTCATATCTTTTTCTTATAGATTCATTGCTAAGTTTTTTACCAAGCTTACTTTTAGAACACCTATTTTTGAAAATAGGATTATTGTTGTTTTCCTTGTAAGTGCACCATCTAAGATTGTTTAGACTGTTATTAGTCCTATTTCCGTCAATATGGTCTATACAAGGCTTGTTTTCCGGATTAGGAATAAAAGCAAAAGCAAGCAATCTATGTATTTGCTTTACTACTGTTTTGCCGCCAGGTGCACTCAAATAAATTATATAATAACCATGAGTACCGATGATGTTTTTTAGAATTTTGCGTCTTTTATGGGAATATACTTCTCCTTTTTCGTTTATTTGATACATTCCGTCAAATCCGTCTATATCTTTCCACATATTTATTTTATTAAATTAAATTCATATACAAATACATAAGGATTGGATTGAAAAACTCCTTTGCCGGAAACTTTGTCTATCAAGAACGCAAAAGCTTCTTGGGCTACATCTGTTGACAAGTATCCTCTTTTTGTATGAGGGGTATGATATATCTTTATTCCATCATTATTAGTGTACGCATGAATAATCCCCTCTTTCAAGCAATCTTCATCTGATATTTCCTGTAGGCGTTCAACCTTGATGTCGGTAATTTCGATATGGTGGGGCATTAGGTCGGCTTTCACAAACATCTTATTTCCCCAACCGGGATATAATTTCAGTTCAGGCAATATAGAATCCAAGTATTCTAAGTAAGCCGCATTTTTCCCTTTTCTATGAAATCGGTCAATATCCATATAACTTTGCGCAATGGCAACGACTTCGCCAAGTTTATATGGCGCATTAAAAAGCCCCTTATCTTTAAAATAATCAACGCCATACCCACAATATTTACAAAAAGCATAATTGTCCTCATCTATAATCAAACGCATTGGCTCATCCTTCCAAGATGCTCCGATATAGTCTTTATGTTTAGAACTACAATCTTGGGGTTGTGGTTTAATTATCCTTCTCGTCATAGTCTTTCGACCATCCAATACGGCTTGGGTTAAGCCGTATTTATCATTAAACATGATTTTTTTCATACAAATTTATTAGTACCTACAAGATGTTTGTTTTTTTCATTAAAGGGAATACATTTTTTAAATGACCCTTCAAGACAGATATATGGATATTCATAAAGTGGATCGTAATGACTGAAAAAGCTAATCTTCCAATTAAGTGCTTCTGAATTACGAACTAATACCTTTTGAAAGGGAGATAAAGAGTAAATATCCGGCTCTTTTTCTAAATAAATTTCCAAATATTCTCCTACAGAAATTCTATTGCTTATAATTTCGCCTTGTCTACTAACTGTGATTACATTCTCAACTCCTAATATGTCAACAGCTAATACAAGTACTTCCCCAATGCCTGACAATTTCACCCCTTCACTTATAATTTGGGTCACAATATGCCCTCCTCTTGTGAAAATATAACCATTCAATTCCTTACTTATAACCTTTTTCAAAACATTAACATTAAACGGTACACGAGTACTATTATCTACTTTCATCGTCCTGTCCTCCCTCTTTTTTTAGGTTCAACGTTCATAGTATTTCCCTTTTGCTGACTTTTCCATTGAATTATAGTCATGATAGCAGCACCGAAAATACTGTTTACGAACTGGGTTCTCTGATTATCATCTTCAAGAGGAAGAGTTGGAGGGTCAAGTATAATCTCCGAAACACCATCCAAATCAGAACCGGACACACCATTACCTTTCATTTCCGGTAGATTCAAAATGCTTCTCAAATTAGAAGCATCAACATAACAACTTACTTTAATACGTTCCATATTTTTTGTTTTTAAATTAATGTTCTGCAAATATAAGTTGGCGATTGGCAATCGCCAAATGTAATCGAGGCTTTAACAATACATTAACGTTTAGCATATACAAAAACAAGGGACAGCTTCACTAAGCCATCCCTGTCCCCATGTTCAACTGAAAGAAAAAAAGTAATCAAACACCTTTTTATGAATAAAAAATTAGAGATAATATGTAGGGGTAATATCACTATCACCCCTACATTTTTTTGTCAAACACTTATAAGTAAATTCTACTGTACCAGTACTGCAAATATAGAGAACATTTTCAATACTACAAAGAAATTCCTTGTTTTTTTTGCCCCATCTCTGTCAAATGGTTAAACCAACGAACAGCAAGGTCGGCAGATCTATACGTTTTACCCATGTATAGCGAATCGCCAAATCCGTTGCTACTGGGATAACTCACACAATCAAACATCTTGTTCTCAACACGACGGAAAACCTCATAAACAACATTACCGCCACAGTCGTCAACGCTTCTGTACATATAAGCATAAGGAGACTTGTTCACCAAAGTAAAAGTAAAACCCTTAGTCTCACCACGACCCTTTATTACATTATCCAATTCTTTCATCTTATATCTTCAAACTAGGTAAAATATTGAAAGCATTAAACAAAATACTAGTAACAGCACCCTCGTATTCATTCTCACTTATCTCCTTACCCAAATAATGAACATGAGCCTCCTCTGAAAAGTTAATCCTAATACAGCCATTACCATCACGACTAACAGAAGATACCATACATTTTGCCAATACTTCACCATCTGAACTAACATATAAATCTTCCGGGCGAACATCTAACAATACATGATATTCGTAAAAAGGAGAACTGGAACTGCAACCTTTATGTTTAGATTTATAATACCGACCTATCTTATTCTTAAATTCAGGATAATGCCATTTAGCAAGGTAACTTTCATATTCCTTCCTAACAACATAAAGCTCCTCATCCAATTGCGCCAACTTGTCCTGATACCAAGACAAATCCTTCTCTTCTTTCTTCTTACTAGACATAATTTCTATCTTTTTAATTAAACATGGCACAAATATACACCCATTTCAAGCAAAAAACAAGAAATATACAAAATATAACACTGACTTTAACTAAATAAACACCAAATAAGGTTTAATAAGTGATATAAATAGCGATTTTCATACCAAAAATGAAGAACTTATCGTCTTAAAGGCTAAAATAGGAAAAATATATTAATAGTTAAACTAAAAAAGAAAACCCCCATCTTCACAGACAGGGGGAAAGTACAAAATATAAAATCTTAGTTTTATGGCTAAGCACAAAAATAACAAATTAAGCCAATAAACACAACAAAAAAAATAGCATTAAATAGACAAAAATCAATTATGGCTATTAAATGCTACTTTATGACACCAAAAATATATAAAATCCCCAACCTGAAAAACACCAAAACAGGAAGGGGATTAAGAAAGAAAGAAGGTATGCAAAAATATAACTTCTATTTTAATTATCCAAATTCTTCCAAATATAGCCACCGCCTCTTTTCGTAATTCCCTTTACATTTTGCCATATACACGAATAACGGACGCCTGTTGAAGCACTAGCACTTCTTATCCCGTCATACTGTGCTATAAAATTCCCATTAAGATCGTATTGCCCTATCTTAAAATCATTAGGGAAATAAGACCTCACCTCTTTTTTAGAATTGAGAGATTCTTGGATAGGCTTATCCTCACATTCACACATGGGCTTATAAACATCGCCCAATACTTTTCCAACAGTCTCTTCATAAGGTTCTATTTTTATGGGATAATCATCGGATACTTTCTTGTATAAAACAAAGCCATTTACATATTTCCCATAAGGAATATTATGATTACGGCTGAAAGACAAAGCTGCACGACGCTTACTCTCATATTCCCCACAAAAATTACCCTGTAAATCATACTTTAATGCATGAGGGACAACATGAGATACATACTCCTTCTCAACAACACGCCTTACTACCTCATTACGAACTATAGTGCGTGTGCGATTAATCACTTTATAACCAACAGACTCTATGCGATCGGGAATATAACCATACCTACCTGTCTTGAAAATATACTTACCCTTGTATATCTTAGACTTGTCAAGATAACGAGATAATTCGTGCTCTAATAAACCAATATCATAACAACAACGACCTTTTGAATGATAGCTTTTTTGAAAATATCCATCTTTATCATAAACCAAAACTTGACAAGAAGTACCATTAGTCTGAATATCTTCCACAGGAATACCCAATATTTCACCACCTATGCCGGAATTATAACCATTTGGATGCAAAGTATCAAATTCACGAATATATTTTATCTCCAATATAGACAGACAAAGTAGCATGTCAGATTTACACAAAGAAGAAATCTCGCAAACAACAGAAACATCTACATTATCAATACCAAATTTACGTAATGCCAACATGTTCTTTGACTCATCGCCAAAATTACGAGATATTTGAGACTCATACAACTTCATACGATCACGAAGGCGTTTAGTCTGTCCAATGTAACACTTACCATCAGGGTAGGTCAGCTTATAAATACAAGCACATTTCAAGTCCTTAGCTTCTTCAAATTTCATATAATATTCTTTTTTGCAAATATACAAAAGAAAAAAAGATTTAAAAGTTAAGGGTAAGAAAAAAAAGTAAAAAAAAAATTGAAAAATGAAAAATTTATGAGCAAAAGCAGCACTTAACCGTGGCTTCAAAACAGGGGGGGGGTGGTAGGCACAGGGAAAGCCACGGCAAAACAGAGGGCAAAATACAGGAATGAACGTATTTTTAGGCTTAATTTTAAAAGATCAATAATAAGACGATTATAAACATAACATTTTGTATTAAAGCATTGCATTCAGCCTTAAAACACGTCTTAAACACTCGTTTCGTGTTTTGGGCACATCGTTTTTTACCCTTTAATGTGCAAAAAAGGCGATGCTAAACAAGCATACACAAAAAATGTTTGGCGTGTGAGAAAGCCGCACATTTTCATATATAACCTTTTTGCTTTTTGCTTTCTTCTTATAGATTTTTTCTATGATGTTTATCTTTTCGATATATTTTATCTATTCTGTTTTTTTTACACGTGTATATTTCTTTATATAGTATATATATATAATATAGTAGTATATATATATTATTTACTCATATACTATAACATCTTAGATATTATAGTATATTCGTTAATAGTGCTTGCTTGTTTTTCCCCTTTCCCTTTATCCCTTTCCCCGATTGTGTTTTGCGTTTCGTTGTGTGCGTTCCAGTGCGTTTTTCGTTATTGTTTACATTTAACACGAAATTAACTTAACTACGATTTTTTAGTACTTATTTGTGTTAATCCGATAGTGCATATAGTGCGCATAACCTAACAAAGGTTAATATATTAATGCATATTTTGCGCATTCCGATAATGTGCGTATATTTGCAATACAAAGAAAGGGAAATAGATTCCTAATCGTTCTTTGAAAGTTCTGATTAACTCCTATCTTATGCAGACCGCAAAGATATTATATTATACACCTGTATACAGCAGGTTTTCGATTTACTGGAAAATAGAGCTATATTATAATATCCCTTTTCTTTTTTTTGCGTTCCGTTCTGCTATTGGTTAATTGGTTTTCGTTCATTCACGTATTGAAAATAGCGGCTTATTTGTTGCATCGTAGCAACCTAACAAGCATAAGACTATCAAGTAGGTATTACTCAAACGTTGGTTATATCAGTACCTACAAACTAGTAATTAGTTATGAAACCGTAATAGTTGAGTTATACGGGTGAGACGAGAGGAGACCGACCCTAGTAGTTACAATATAGTGAATAAACCAATACAATATAATAATCTAATTAATAATACAATATAATAACAAGTATCCAATATAACGGGTAAATCTGATAAGAGCTAACAAATATTAGTTCCTATATAGTTCTGTTATATTTGGCTTGTTATTTTGTTAATGTAGCCTATATGTTTTCGTAATATATAGACGGTTACAAGCCCGATAAATACAGAGTAGCAAAATATAATTTTTTAAACAATAAGTTATGGTACTATTTATTTTTTTGATGGTTGTTATACCGTTATTAATTAACTATTTTCAAAGAAATAGCCAAAAGAGAGATTTTAAAAAATACAGTCGTAAAAATGAAAGTTATCAACAATTTTGCAAACGTTATTATTCGCACTATATTAAATAAGAAAATAAATCATTTTAAATAAAGGAGGACTAAAACATGAAAAAATTAGTAAATATTTGCGATTTATTGCCTAATGGCAATCAAAAATCTTTTTACGGGAAAGCGAAAGTAAAAATATATAGCGATAATACAAAAATACTTCAATCTTATAACACCGACGTTGCAAAAATAGATGCAAACGGAAATGTTATACGACTGTGGGACGGCTGGACTACTACAACCGGAAAGCACATCAAGGCTTTTTGTGGACTGAATAAAAAAGAATTTTTAAATTTACCTTTAAATAATAATTAAGTTATGAAAAAGAATGTAAGAGAATATAAAAATGTAGGTGTACAATTTGGATACATTTTAGACTGTATCTATAATGAAAATAACGAAAATATGAGTGATAAAGAAGCTATTAATTACTTCTTCGACTGTTTTAACGAGGAATACAACTACAACTACAATAAACGGTTATACCCTAATTTGCAAAAACGGATAAGCGAATATATACAAGGTTTACCAAACTGTTTTAGTATTGCCTTCACTAATTACGATATAGAACAAGTTGGAAAGAGTTGGGGATATTGTAAAACAGAGCCACAAACATCAAAATTTGTAAATAATTGGTTTGATACGATAGCCTTTAGGCTGATTCAATTAAAAGAAAAATTAAACTAATAATAATTTAAAGCCATGAAAAAGGGAAATTTACCAAAACAAGAATATAAGTTAATTAATGTATGTATGCAAACAATCGAAACCGGTGTACCTTATACGTGCGATGATTGCGGGAGAACTATTTTTAACATAGCTACGATAAAGGGCAAAAGCGATAATAAAACTTATAATGTAGGCTTATCGTGTGTAAAAAAATTGCTTAACAAATCAATTTATTTTGATTTAAATGACATGTTTGAGTATGAAAGGCAAGAAAGCGAATATAGAAAAGCTATTAATACTTTAAAATGGCTCAAGGAGAAAGAAGAAAAAGATATTTACGATTTTAGTCTATGGAAAAATGATGAATGTTTTTGTATTCAACTCCATTTTAAAAAAGATTTTGGTGGATATAAAAAAGGTTATTACGGTGGTAGTACTTCTTTTTTAGAATTAAATACTATGAATTTATTTGTTAAATACATTAAATAATATAACTTAAATGATTATAATGTAGAATAAAATCACATGTGTAAATAGCTGTTAATGGTATAACCGATTATTGTAAATCGAAAAATATTCCTGTAAAATGGCTTGTATATGAATTGTTATATAAATTCAAAATAAATAGTTATGAAAACAATTAAATATAAAACATTAAAGGGGCTGTTAAATCAAACTAGACAAATAACTGTAGAACAATTTCTTAATAGTCGTTTTTATCACAATACAAAAGGGTGGATAAATTTTAAATTAGATGAGGGAGAAAAGAAAAAAGTATTAGAAAACTTTTCAAAATATTGCTTTTCAACAAAGAAAGCGCAAAAACAAATGTTTCACAACCTTGTAAATAATTACGGAGATACTAGTTTGTTTCAATGTTTTTACATTGATAAAAATGGTTTTAGCAATAGTTTATCTAGTGAAGCTTTTGATTACTGTATAAGACGTTTCAATAAATAAGGAAAAATGAAAACAAAAGTAAATTTCAGAATAACGAAAGACGGTGAAATTATTGCCGTGTTTATAAAAAAGCTAATGAACGGGAAGTTTTTAGTCTATTCTTTGTATGATAACATGCACTTTGAGGCTTATGGCGATTTTATAAGAGAATGTAAACCCGCAAAAGGATATAATACAAGTGAACTACTTGCCTATTTAAAAAATAGAGGCTATGAAAATATAGAAATATTATCAAGAATGAAATTTTAATTTTATGGAAACGAAAGAATTTAAAGAGATTATAAAAGGTTTTTCCGCTTTATGTGGAATACTTTTAGTTTGTTATATTTTATGTTTGATCTTTTGTAAATAAAATAGTAATGAAAACAAGAACAATTATAAAGAAAAGATTTGAGTTCGTTTGCTCTGTTATGAACAACAAAGTATATTATTCAGAGAAAGAACAAAAGAGAATATCAAGAAGAATGTTTGTATTAAACAATATGAAATAAAGAAAGTATGGAAAAGATATATAGTTATATAGTCCGTTATCATAACTTAAACGAGCCAGCAAACTATGATTTTAAAGTATCGGTAACAAAAAGATATATAAAACAGTATGCAAAGTTAATGCGTGAAAAATATGATATTGTATATATTGCTAAAATTGATAGAACAATTTAGAATATTAAAAACGGTTTAGGAATAATCAAAGTTAAATTAATGGAGGAATAGATCATGAAAAAGTATACAGAAAAGCAAATAGAGTCATTTAAAGAAATGATTAATAACGGTATAATATCTCAAATAGATGGAGATTGCGAACTATGTAGAAAAATTTCAACAGATATTCATAAAATAGATGAGGGATATTTTACCTTTGAAAATCTTACAACTAATGAAATAGTAAACGAGTGGGATGCAAGAGGAGAAAAGGGTGATTTAATAGGTAAATTAATAGAACGCTACGATCACCCCGAAAATATATTAAAATATATAGTTAAAGACAATGAGGAATATTTACTCCCCGACAAAATAGATCGTAAATATATGATAAAGTTATTAAATTTGCGTGATTACGCCACAAAAGAGGATATTTTAAATGAATTAAAAGAAATACTATAAAGAAAGGAGTAAAAATGTTGTTTATAATATGTTTGATTATTTGGGGTGGTTGTACTGTATTTGAAGGGATAACTAAAAAATAGTAATATGAATAAGTATATTTCTTGGCGTAGGGTGTCAACGCAAAAACAAGGGCGGTCTGGTTTAGGACTTGAGGCACAAAAAGACATTATAAATTACTTCATAGAAAAAGATAACGGTTTGTTGTTGGCGGACTATGAAGAAATTTATACCGGAACGGAATTGTCTAAATGTACGGAATTACGGAAAGCGATTGAACACGCAAAGAAAGAAAATGCTAAATTGATTATTGCTAAGTGTGATCGTTTCCGTAATACATTAGAAGCACTACAGGTATTAGCAGAAATTGGTGAAAACAATATTGTTTTTTGTGATTTACCTAATAGTGACAAATTTACTTTGACATTGTTCTTCAGTTTGGCTGAAAGAGAAGCACTGTTGGTTAGCATACGTACAAAAGCGGCTTTAGCAGCAAAGAAAAAACGTAATGAGCAAACAGGCGGAACAAATGAATTGTGGGGAAAGAATAGTTCTACAGATAGAATAGTTTCAATAAATAAGATGCACGATGAGTCCGCAAACAAAAGGCGAGAAAATGCACGTGTTAATGAAAGTAATGTGTTTTTTTGGGCTTTCATTACTGATTGGATAAAAGATAAGGGAGAGCCTAGAAACTACGAAATTTGGGGAGATATTGCACAAAAATTAAATAATCTGAATCAAAAGACAGCCACAGGAATGGAGTATAATTCAGTTCGTGCGGCTGCAATGTATCGGAAACTTAAAAAGATAATGAAATAATAAACAAAATATATAAAGTTATGATTAAAATAGATTTAGTAATGAATTATTTCAGGAATAAATATCCTGATGAAAGGTATCAGTTCAAAGCATATCATACTATAAAGGATATGTTTGGAGTCAAGGGAAATAATCTTTATGTCGTTGAATTTATAGATGTGAAGATGAGATACCATAAAACATTGGAGTTAAGAATTAAAGAAAATGAACTATTAAATATTTGAGATATGGAAAAGCTAAAAGAAAATCAATTTATTCCTGATGGCAAAGAAGTTTATTTTGTTGAATGCATTTAATAAATACAAAAATGGACAAAGAGAAAGAAAAGCTTATCAAATTTGTTATTAGAAATGTTTTCTCCATTGAAGAAAAAGGGAAAAACACTCATGTAACAATAAATAAAGGCTTCATAAGATCTAATGAACTGGAATATATCAAAAGGAAACTAGATTATAAAGATATTATGATCTCTGCAAAAGATAACGGAATATTAACTCTAATAATGATTGGATAACATGTGGATAAGAATACAGAATCAACGATTGAAAGACGCAAGTATTAAAGAATACAAAGGACGTGGTAATAGTGTATCAAGCGGTAAATACTGCATTGAAATGAAGTACGGGAACGGAATAAGGTATTTCTACTTTGACAATGAAGTAGAATATGATAGAGCTTTGTTTCGGCTAGATGAAATCTTAAAAGTACAAGAGGTTTAATTAAGGCAGTGAACACTTAATGTAAAATAGGAGGATAAATTATGACAGTACAAGAACTAATTGATATTTTATCTGAAATTAAAGATAAAAGCAAACCTGTGAGAATAGACATTTTTGACGATGAAGTGAAAGATGTCATAGAGCGTGAAGATTGTGTTGAACTTTATGATTATTGAATATGACAGTAGAAGCTTTAATTGAACTACTTGAAGAAGTAGAAGATAAAACTAGAGATGTGAAATTCAATGACGGATGGAATGATTATCTAGTTGAAATTGTGGAAACCGAAGCAACCAAAGATGTTATCCTATTATAACCATGTGGTTTTAGTATGGTTATCCATAAGGTTGTTTAAAAGTTATATAAATGTTAAATACTACTTTTCTCTTGCACATCTCAAAAATAAAGAGGATATTTGCAATGTATCTGAAACGTGGCTGTGGATGATGAATGATTTGTAATTTTTACATATAAAATATATAAACCGTTTATTGGCAACAGCCACCGTTAAGAAATTAACGTCTGCCATGCGGTAACAATAGAACCGTACTGATAGAGTTTCAGCTACGGTTTTATTGTTTTATATATATAATTATGAAAAGACTAAGTAGGAAAAGATATAATGAAATAATATCCGCTACCGATGAACGGAAAGCGATAGCCCTACTTATTTTTATAAAACAAAAGTTTAGATCATCAGTCGTTCTTAATTTTTCTTATTACAAACTATCCAAAATTACAGGTCTGCATAAAAATACAGTGAAGAAGCGGTTAGAAGTTCTTGGAAGCATGGAACTATTAGATTTTGTTGGAAAGAACAATAAACATCTTCTTTTTAAATCGGTTCGTGCTGCTAAGTCAAATGTAAGATTAGATGGATTGGATTTATCAAATATCAAGGCGATTGAAACCGGATTGCAAGCATTATTTATAACGGAAGAACAAAGACGGAAAAATTACGTCAATCATCAAGTTATTAAAGGGACTAAGCCGAAAGGACATTTATCTAAATCAAAGTACAGAGAATGGAAGAAGGCTAAAAAGTTCTGCACCATGCATGGATTGACTGAATTTAAAGACAATGGGATTTCGTTTGATACATTGGCTAAAAGAATGAAAACAAGCAAAAGTAAAGTTGCTAAAGCGATTTCTTTTGGTGAAAAAATTGGAATTTTAAGAAGGAATCATAACTTTAAGGTTGTTTGCCCTTTTGATTCTAAAATGGATGCTTTGTTATGTTTGAAACATAACTTTCAAGGTAGGCTTAAAGTTATTGACAACAACTTAGTATATATCATGTGTAACACGTACTCTGTCATTGGAAGTAAACAGGCGGCTTTAATGTATTAGAGTATCAAAAATGACCTATTATGAATGAAGAAAAATCAGAATTTGCCAATGCTTTGTATAAACTAGGCAAAGTAGCAATATTGAAATTTCCTGAATTGCTAGAAAAAGAAGGTATAACTGAAAATACTGGTAAAACAATAGAAGATGCTTCTGCTGTCATAATAAATTTTGAAAAAGCAGGCTTTGACTGTACAGAAGAGAAGATAGCACTTTCTAAAGCGCAAAGTATATTCAATAAATCAAAAACGTCATGAAAGAATTACCAATAGGAACTGAAATAAAGCTTCCATTTACAACTTTAAAAGTAGAAACAGTTAGAGGTCATTCCTGTGAGAATTGTTTTTTTATAGAAGTTTGTGAAGAAAATGGGGAATTTGTATCTGAATCTTTTGGAGGTTGTGATTCTCTTGAAAGAGAAGATGAAACCAATGTTATATTTAAAGAGATAAGCCATGAAAACATGGAATAGAATGATAAAGGACGGATGGAATAATGCAAGGGAGATAAAGCCTAGCAAATATAACACCGTGAACGTCTGTCTCAAAGATGGCAGATATACCAATTCTTTTTGGACTGGAAGAGAATGGGCTTATAATGTAGAGCCTATCTTATGGAGAGAAATCGAAGAAGTAATAGTACCAATGTGTAAACGAATTTAATAATAAAAAGCTATGATAAAAGAAATTATAGATCAATGGGAAGCTAATAAGCATAAGTTGGAAAAATGGTTTAGAGAAAACGAATTGAAAGAATATGATTCATACTTAAAAATAGTAAGAGCTATATTCACGTATGTTATATCTAAATATGATGTGAAAAATATACACGTAATTAATGATGGAGATTGGTCAGGTACAGAGATATTCATCATCCCTGAAAAAGATGTATATCAGCCTGGAATAGAAGATTATCTTATGACACATACCTATTATGGTTCTTGTCCCGGTTGTGATACCTTATTGAATATAATAGACTTTTACGAAGAAGATTATCCAAATGAAGAGCAAGTTAAACAATTAATGACTCTCTCTCTTCACTTAATACAAAGAATGAAACCATTATGCGAACAGTAATATTGTTATCAGCCACATTAATAGCTGAAAGCATTAACCACCAATGTGTAAACGAGAATGTAGATCTTTTATATATATGTATGCCTTTTTGTATAGGCTTTGATGTTATTGATTTTATTTCAAAATTTTTAAAAAACAAATATGAAAGCAGAAGAATTAAAAATTGGTAATTACGTTAAAATAGACGAAGGAATTGGGAAAGTGGCATTTATAATGGACAAAAACTTTTGTAATGAATATGCTAATGATGATTACAATATAACAGTAGAAATGGGAGATGGTATTTTTAGAGAAGAGGAAGAAGATAAAGTTGAAGGAATTCCTCTGACAGAAGAAATACTCCTGAATTGTGGATTTGAATATATAAATACCAATAATAAAGTATGTGGTCTTATTTCTCCTGAAAATGGGAATGGGGACAGGTATCGTATCGTACATTTTTTAGATGGTGATTTTAGAATGGTATTAAATACTTGGAGATATGTTTCTATTAAAAACGTTCATCAACTTCAAAACTTATATTATGCAATTAATGGGAAAGAATTAAATATACAATTATGAAAACAACAGTAGAAATAGTAAACTTAGTAAGTAGAGCACTTGAATTATGTCCAATTAAATGGATTGATATAAACAAAGATTTTGTTAAGTTCGAGTATGGTGGCTCTATTTTTAAAATATCAAACGAATTATCTGTAGAAGAAGTTAAAGAATCTTGTTTGTTTCGTACAGCAGCTGCTGTCTTTCTTGAATTATTAATAACTAAAACAGATAAATATGAAAACTAACATTTACTATTTATTTTTAGCACTCATGGCTTTATTATTAATGTCATGCGGAGAAACTCCAAGAACAGAAAAAGATTCAACTCTTGAATATGATGTAATTGAGATTGATTCATGTGAGTATATTATGGCTTCAAATCCGAAACGTGTGGCTGGAAGAAAAGTAATAAGTATAGCACATAAGGGTAATTGCAAGTATTGCAAAGAAAGGAATAGCACAGAAATTAAACAGAAGATTGATGCTAATACAGAACATAAGAATGTTACTGATACTATTCTAATTTATAAATATGTTAAACAAGAATAAAATGAATATAGACAAATTAATAGATGATGCTATTGAAAGCTATGATGCATATCTACGCTACTGCAACCATCTAGCTGTGGAGGCACAAAGATATATTGACTTTGATGACTATGTTTCTTGCGAATATATCAATGGCGTAGGACTTAGTATCTTGGTGACATTACCTGAAACAGGTGATTATACTATTCCTGAATGTGTATGTCCTATAGTAGGATTCTTTGAATATGCCAAAGGTAAGGACAAACTATCAGTAGATGACATTAAAAAACTATCATTATGAGAAAGATAATAGGTGCAAAGGTTAGGACTCTTTGCCAACTAAAAAATAAAGGTGGGATAATCATTGAAAAAGGTGAAGTCTGCACTATTGTTCAAAGCTATCGTGGCTATGGCATACGTACCGATGATTATCGACAAATAAATAGAGTGGATAAATCACAAATTGATTTTATCAAACCACTAAAAGCTAAAAAAATTGTGGTTACTCCTGATGAATATAAAGCTATCCAGTTTGCACTTTCGGAGGTAGAGGTTTCTGTTGGTTATGGAGATCTATCGGAAGAACAATCTGAACTATATAAGGCAAATGAAGTGCTACTCCACAACCTTTTAGATAAAATCAATAACGCATAGCAATATAAGTATGAAAACAGAATCAAGCGCAGTAAATCCGTATAACGGAATGTTCGGACAGCAAGGATGGATTTGTCCGAAGTGTGGAAGGGTATATTCACCGTTTACTCAAATGTGTTTGTATTGTAAACCAAATAATACAACAAATATTTCTAATCTTTGCGACCTTTCTAATACGACCGTCAGTGAAGAAGAACTAATAGAAAAACGTAAAACGATAAAATAACGAATTAAATAGCCTTGGACGGGCTTTGTAAAATCCTTAAACATTATGACATTTGAACAAGAAGTTGTAGAAAACAAAAGATTGCGTCAAGAAATTGATGCTAAGATTCAAGAAGTGAAAGACCTTCCAGTAAGTCGTGAACGTAGCCTTACTATCACAAAATTACAAGAAGCTGTTATGTGGCTCGGTATGGATTTGAAACGACTGGGTACTGATAATCCTTATCCATCAAGTAAAGACCCTTCAACGGGAACAGTTATAGAACCTACCGCTGATGGATTGAAGCTATGATTACTCAACAACACATTGATGCACTTAAAAAGTACCTTGGGGAAGAAAACCTAAGGTACTTCCGACACTTGAAAGGTTTGAAAGGATGCGTTTTCCCCGTCCTAAGGTTGAATTTCAATAGAAAACACATTCCGTTTCATCCTGTAGGATTGAGGGAAGGTATGCAAATAAGAAATTGGATGCGTGCGAATTTTCCTGAATTCAGAAAGCTATCTCAAGACAAGATTGAGAAATATTCTAAGGAATTGGTAGAAAAAGCAATAATAAATTGACATAAAACAACATAAAGTATGAAACAGATATTAGAAGAAGCAGCAAGAGAAGAGCTTATATCAAGCTATGCAATAGTAGTTGAAGGTGAATTAGCCTATCAGAAACAGGCTATGCTCAATATGTTCCGAAAAGGTGCTGAATGGCACGCAAAGCAATCACCGTGGATAAGCGTGGAAGAGCGCAAAATACAAATATTTGTGAACTGCATGAATTTAAATGCAAGTATGACAAAGATAATGTTCAATATAAATAAGAAAGGAATCAAATGATAATAGCATGGTTCAGTTGCGGTGCTACATCCGCAGTTGCTTGTAAGATAGCATTAAGCCTATACGATGATGTGCATATCTACTATATTGAAACTGGTTCCGGTCATCCCGATAACACTAGATTCTTGGCAGATTGTGAAAAGTGGTACAATCAATCTATCCACATTATCCGAAGCGACAAGTACACCTGTGTGTCTGATGTGTTGCGAAAGGGGTATATCAACGGCGCGCATGGTGCCGCCTGTACTCTTGAACTGAAAAAGAAAGTCCGCTACAAGTTGGAAAAAGAATTGCAGCACTGGGACGGTCAAGTTTGGGGTTTCGATTATGACCCGAAAGAGATTAACCGGGCTATCCGATTAAAACAGCAGTACCCGGACACAAAGCCACTATTCCCGCTTATTGAAAAGCAGATTACGAAGCAGGATGCAATGGGAATGCTTTGGAAAGCCGGTATTGAAATCCCCGCTATGTACAAGATGGGCTATAATAACAACAATTGTATCGGTTGCGTGAAAGGCGGAATGGGCTACTGGAATAAGATACGAAAGGACTTCCCGGATGTATTTAACGAGGTGGCGCAGATTGAACGTGATGTAGATGCAACATGCCTAAAGGATAAAAACGGTCGTATTTTCCTTGATGAACTACCAATATGGCGAGGTGACCCAGTGAAAGAGATTATACCGGATTGTTCTTTTATCTGCCAAATTGAATTTCAAGAGATAATAGACAGACAGGTAGAGCGAGTTTTGAAAGGAGAAATTAGTATTAACGATGTATCCTAATTAGGCTCAAAACAAGAACAGATATGAATTTTAAATCATTGGTAGCTCAATTAGCAAATCGCATCAATCAGCCGCATGTGATTGAAATATATATGCGTAAAGTTTTTGCATCTGGTGTTGAGTGGCATGCAAAGCAATCAATAGAGGTCCTTTCCTCTGTTTTAGAAAACTGGGTACATGGCGGTGATGCTGATTGCATCATTGCGGAGTTTGAAGAACTTTTAAACAAATGATACTATGAAAGAGATTTGGAAAGATATAGACGGCTTGTTTGGGTATCAAGTTAGCAATCTTGGGCGTGTTAGAAGTTTTTTTAGTAGATGGGGAAAACGAAAATATCCCAAAATAATGAAAGGTTCTATAGACTCTCATGGATATGTACAAGTAACGATTAGGATAAATGGGAAAAGCAAACTAATGTTAGTCCATAGACTTGTAGCAAAAACATTTATACCAAATCCCTTAAACTTGGAAATGGTCAATCATAAAGACGAAAACCCCTTAAACAATAATATTGATAACTTAGAATGGTGCACACGGTCTTATAATAACTCTTACGGGCACGCAACTGACAGCTATAGAAAAATGATTTGTTGTATATGTGGAGATACAGCATACATTTTCAATTCAATAAAAGAAGCTTCAACTAAAATGCATATTCCTACAACGTCCATTTTCAATTCGTTAAAAAGGTGTTCACCTATGGTTAGTAGGGGGTTAACATTTTATTATGTTAACAAAGAAAATATCCCGTCTTTCGATGAAATATTGGAAGCCAACAGAGATGTACTAGAACGGATTAAGGAGAAAGGAGATTGACTAATGAGATTTATATTAATTATACTTATGATAACCATGTTATTATCTTGTAAAGATAATATAGCTGGTCCTTTAAAAGGTGGAACGATTATTACTGTTAAAGGAGACACTATTGAGTTTTATGGAGGAACGTTGACTTATAACGGATTTGACACTAGAAGTATTAGGGATATTGCAATTAATGACTTAAAGAAGAAAGGAGACTAATATGTACGTAGCAAGAGACAAAGATGGGAGGCTATTTTTATATTTTACCAAACCTTCAAAGATTGGTATATTTGATAGATGGTGTTCAGTTAATTCCCGTCCCAATGATTACTATGAAATAGACTCATCTCTATTTCCCGAAGTAAAATGGGAAGATGAAGAGCCGACAGAAGTTGAATTGGTAAAGAAGGAGGACTAACTAAATGGATATAGTACCTATTCTAACAAAAGATAATCTTTCTAAGGAACAGATAGAATATCTGCAAAAGCAGCAAACAGAATATAAATTGGTTAATAAGATTAAGAAGAATCCGGGACATACCTTGTTCTCTTTTAATCGAAAAACAGGGGAAATCAAGAGAGCTTCTATTATACACAAGGTTTCTATTGCTTTGAATGGGCTTCCTGTAACCAAGTCTGAAACGGTTATAGAACCTGATTGCTATTACGACCAAGCCTTGAATGAAAAGAATTTTAGAAAGAAATTGAAGAGAATTGGATTGTTAAGTATTTAACTGACTTAAAAACGAATAACTATGGGATTTACAACAGCAGCGTTTATTAGACGCAATACACCGGAGCTTCGGAAGAAGTTGGAGGAGTTGGGATATAAAAATTATGGCAACCCTTTTCAAATAACTGATGATAGCAAATTAATTACAACTATTGACGGTGAATATGTTCCTTATAATGTACCACTAGACGATAGTTTTATTGATTGCAGAACTAACGAAGAACTTTTCTTGGCAATAGCCGCATTGAGGGATGATACAAACGAAAATCAATGGTTTGTAGCAGATTCACCGCTTAGCGTTTCTTATGATGATATTGTGGGTAATGACCATTATTTCACAGAACCCAAAGGCAGTATGTTCTTTTGGGATGAAAATTGGATGCACGCAACAATCATTTCAGGGAATTACCACAAGGCTACCGTAGAAGAGCTAATAGAACACTTTAAAGAAAAGGAGGAGAATCATGGATAGTATACAGACACAAACATTTGCTATCAGAGGGAATGACGATGCTGTGGCATATATTGATTTTTGTGATGGAGATTTATGTGTTTCTGTTGTAGTAGAAGGCAAACAGGCAGATTTTCACTTTGAGCCTGTTACTTTGAAGATGTTTGCCTATGCTTATAAGTTGCATTGTGAAGAATTTAAAAAGGAGGAATAATAATGAAAGAAGAATTTATAACATTAGAAACAGCGAAGCTGATGAAAAATAAAGGGTTCAGCGAATGTGTATTTACTTTTTATGAAGCAGATGGCGTAGAAGGTGACATGATACTATCTGAAACTTACGATTATTCAGAGAATTTCAATAAAAGAGAGGGTTTCCTTTCTGCACCTTCCCAATCTCTCGTCCAAAAGTGGCTACGTGAAACCAAGAACCTGCATATAGCCATCATTAGAAACGCTTGCGGTTATGGCTATGATATATGCAAGGCTGACAATGGCACTCATATAACCGATGGGATATTTAAAGGCACGAATGATGGCGGTCAATGGGACACCTATGAAGAAGCATTGGAAGCTGGAATACAGAAAGCAATTGAACTAATATAAAATACAAAATTATGAAACCATTTGATTTAGAAAAAGCAAAAGCAGGTGCGCCTCTATGCACAAGAGAAGGATTTAGAGCTAGAATTGTATGTTTTGATGCAAATAACGATAGATTCCCTATTGTTGCTCTACTTGAAGGCGAGGATGGCAAAGAATATCCCGCTTCTTTTACTAAAAAAGGACGATTTTCTGATGGGGAAGTAGACTCATCAAACGATTTATTAATGGTGGGAGAGAAGAAAGAAGGATGGATGAACATATATAAAAGAATGGATAAAGTAATGAATTCATCTATTTATGAAACAAAAGGAGAAGCTATGTATAAAATAATTAGAGAAAACGAATATCCTACATACATAACTACAGTTAAAGTAGAATGGGAGGAATGATATGTATGATTATGAAAAGATGAAAGCTGAAATGTTTGAAGGTGACAATGCTAGCAAATATTCCAAATTATATACTATTGTTGTTGCCACATGTATTAAAAAAGGTACATTTACAATAGGAGAAGTATTAAATGAAGTGTGTGGTGATAGTTGGGAAGTGATGTGTTGTATAGAATTCATGGGAAAACTTGGTTTTCTAAGAGAAATACCTTCTTTAGGGAATATGACACAAGATAGGAGATTTGTTTCATTAATATAAAAAATAGTTTATGAAAAAAGTAATTTTAAAAAAGCTTATTCTCCAAAATTGGAGAAAACAAAACAAGGAAATATCTTTTAATGAAGATATTACTAAAGTATATGGTCAAAATAAAGCAGGAAAGTCCTCTCTCCGTCATGCATTCCTATGGCTTATTACAGGATATGATGGGGAAAATAGAATGAACTATAATTTGTTCGACAATACTAAAACATATACACCAGAAGATTCTCCTGCCGCTGTCGTTGAGGCTATCATCGAGGCAAATGGATATGAATATTCATTGAAAAAAACAGCAGAAGTGGGATGGATTAGACGTAGAGGAAGCAATTCTTATGAAAGAAAAGGGACAGATGATTATAAGTTCTTTATTGACGGAGTAGAATTGAGTGCCGGAAAGTATAAAGAAAAGGTTGCAGATTTATTTTGTGATTTGGAAGTTCTTCGCTCTATTTTGGATATTAATTACTTTTTATATTTAGATTGGAAAGAACAACGTAAATATCTTGCTGTAATGGCAGGTGAAATAACAGACAACGACTTAACGGGTAATTATAAGGAATTATTGGAGCAACTAGAGAAGTATTCACTCTCTGAATTAAAAGCCCGAATTTCGTCAGATATTAAACCTCTAAAAGACTCTCTTAAATCCCTTCCTCTTACGATAAAAACTTTGGAGGAAAATCTGCCAAATGTAGAAGAGGCGGAAAGTGCTAAGAAAGCCATAGAAGATTATAAAAATCAAATTTCGGATATAGATAAAGAATTACAAGGAAGTGCTGAATCTATTAAACCTCTAATAGAAAAGAGAAATAAAGATTTGCAAGAAATATCTGATTGGGAACGGAATATTAGAACTGAAAAAGAAAAATACGATGAAGAACAGAATAAGATTTCAGCTTCTATTCTTTCTAAAATATGTTCTTTAACAGAAGAGAATAAAAATATAGATAATAAAAACGAAGAAAACCGAAGAAAAAGAATAGTTTTATCTGATAAAATAAAATCATTAAATATAGATTTAGGAATTCTAAATGAAAGAAGAAATAATCTATTAACTAAATTGGATGAATGTTTGGAAAAGGAATTTTCAGCAGATAAATGTTCTTATTGTGGACAAACTCTTCCTTATGACAAATTAGAATTATTAAAAAAGGAGTTTTATAAACAAGTAGAAATAGAAAAAGAAAATATAATAAAAGAAGGGCTGAATGTAAAAGCAAGAATTGATGATATAACTAAAATAATTGCAGAATGTGAAGAGAATCTTGCTGATATTCCGACTACTCTTTTGGCGAAGAAAGATCTGTCTGCCTTACAAAAAGAATATGATGAAGTTCAACAAAATGTTATCCCATTTGAGCAAACTGAAAAATATAAATCATTAGTTAGCTTATTGGAAGAAAAGAAAAAGACAATAACAACTATTCCTGAACAAGATAATTCAGGTTTACTTTCCATGAAAAAAGCTTTGATGTCGAATATTGAAGAGGAAAGCAAAAAAATGGGACTTATTGATGAGCGCAAAAAACAAGAGAAAAAAATAGAAGAATTTAAGAAACAACTGAAAGATACTGCCAATGCTTTAGCAGAACAAGAAAAGTTAGATAATCAAATTAAAACATACGAAGAAGAAAGAGCTAAGATTATTTCTGATAGAGTAAATAAATTCTTCAAACGTTGCAATATTACCATGATGTCGCAGGATAAATCCGGTGTTTGGATTCCTGATTGCGTGATTACTGGAATAGATGGAGCAATTGCTGCTACATCAAACGGTGCAGAAAGAATACTTATTGGTATTGATATTGCAAATGCTTTTGCATATTTCTTCAATGTAAGTTTGCCTCTGTTTGTTGATGATATGAATCTAATAGATTCTAGCAATGAAATAAAAACTTGCCATCAATTAATCGAATTAATAGTAAATGATAGTGATAATGAATTAAGAGTTGAATATTAATTTTTAAAAGTAAAAGTTATGAATGAAAATTTAAGTCGTGTTTATTTTAATGGTAGCGAACTTAGTTACAAAGTTAACGGGGTTGAAGTTATAAATGGTAAATTTCCTGATAAATATAAATTAAAAGGAGATTATTTAATTAGCGGAGAAGATCTAGCTGCTATCACGGTTGCTCTGAATAGCAATAAGGGGGTTATTTCTAGAATAGATATTAATGGTTATCGTTTTAATATCTTGATTGAAGATTCAGATAATATAATGAAAAAAATTAAAGAAGAACTAGAAGAACTAGAATCAGAGAAAAAAAGATATGAAGAATTATACTTCAAATACATTTCTTTCAATAATCTTCCGTGGTATAAACGTATCTTTAAGAAAATATAAACAAAAAATGAATAACAATTTAAGTGTAAATGTAACCCTATCTGAACTGAATGGGGTTATCATAACTAATGATGAGGTGGGTGGGGTGGAGGAAAAAGGTATTTTTATCCCACTAAGATTTAATACAATATATAGGAACAGGAAAGGGGAATACATACTGACATTGAAAGCTGTTGAGAAAAAACCTAATCAGTATGGTTATGTATACGGCTTACTCCCTAAAGCTTCCAAGAAAAAAAATAAAGAGCTTGAAATGTTAGGACAAAGTACTAATACTTGGTGTGGAAATATAATAAGAAGCACTGAATATACAAAAGTTAAAAAAAACAGAGTGTCAATAGATGATGCGTTAAAAAAATAACAATATGGAAAGGGCACTTAAATACAACTTAACACATAATTGACTATCTTTGCGTATGCAGCGAGTAGAACGACATATTATCATTGGAAATAAGAATTTGGATAATCTTTGCTTTTTATCCAAGAACTTGTACAACTACGTGAATTATCTGATACGTCAGGAGTTTACGCAGAATGGGAAGATCTTGTCTGAATATGAAGTTACTACAATGCTTGCTAAAGAGAAACAAGCTGACTATATCGAATTGCCTGCGCAGACTAGTCAACAGATAATTAAGTTGCTATTCAAGAATTGGAAGTCGTTTTTTAAGTTATGTAAATGCAAGGATAAGCTAAATGGTAGACCAAGATTGCCAAAGTATAAGCATAAAGAAAAAGGAAGAAATGTGGTAGTATTTACCTCGCAACAATGCAAGTTGAAGGACGGATACATCCACTTCCCGAAGAAAGCGAACATACAACCGTTAAGAACAAAGGTGACTAATTTGTGCCAAGTGAGGATTATACCTCAATGTAGTTGCCACATAATAGAAGTAGTATATGAAAAGGAAAGTGTTGAAACCACCGGACTAGAACCGGATTCTTATTTGAGTATTGATTTAGGATTGAATAATCTTGTAACTTCATACGATTCACTCAATTACAAGAGTTTTATCGTAAATGGCAGACCGTTGAAATCCATTAACCAATACTTTAACAAGAAAAGAGCATTACTCATGAGCTATATAGGGAACAGAGGTATGAGTAATAGAATAGGTAAGCTGACATTAAAGAGAAATTGTAAAGTAAATGACTATATGCACAAAGCATCACGTTTTATTGTAAACTATTGTATAGAACATCATATCGGTACTATTGTAATAGGAAACAATAAAGACTGGAAGCAAAACTGCAATATGGGAAAGAGAAACAATCAGAACTTTGTAAGCATACCATTTGAAAAGCTTATATCCATGATACAGTATAAATCCGAAGAAGTGGGAATAAGAGTAGTCATAACAGAGGAAAGCTATACTTCTAAAGTTGACCACTATGCCGGAGAAGAGATGTGTCACCATGATAGTTACTTGGGTAAACGAATAAAAAGAGGTCTATACCGTAGCAGTACAGGGAAAATCCTGAATGCTGACCTTAACGGAGCGATAGGAATTTTAAGAAAAGTATCTCACGAAAGCTATATGCAAGTAGTGAGTAGAGGTGGAGTGGAGACACCTTCGAGAATACTTATGTAGACTCGTAAATAAGTGCCATGATGAAATCTTTAACGGTTTAATCAACGAAGAGAAGAAGAAGAAGTAGATAATAAAAATTGCGATTGTTAGTTTTATATATTCACATTTTAAAAAAACATTATTATGGAAAAATGGTTTTTAGGTTCTCTGAAATACGAAAAAGTAATGGAGAACGGGAAAGAAAGAACAGTTACAGAAAAATATCTAATTGATGCCTTATCTGTGACAGAAGCAGAAGCTAGACTAATAGAAGAAATGTCTCCCTTTATCAGTGGCGATTTTTCGATAAAAGCTGTGGTAGATACAAAATACGCAGAAGTAGTTCCAAGCGATAATGAAGCTGATGATACTTGGTTCAAGTGTAAACTTGGGTATATCACCTTAGACGAAAAGACTGGGGCTGAAAAGACTACGACAACCAATATGCTTGTACAAGCAGCAGATTTAAGACAAGCTGTAAAGAATTTAGACGAATACATGAAAGGTACAATGGCTGATTATAGAATCGAAAGTGTATCTGATAGTAAAATAATGGACGTTTATCCATATAATAACAAATAATAATGGAAGCAATATATATTGAAGGTCAAATTACTGCCATACTCCCCGAAACTAGAGGTGTGGGACAGAGAGGTGAATGGGTTAGCCAAGATTTTGTATTAAAGACAGACGATAACTATCCTAAAAATATTTGTTTCACTATTTTGGGAGCAGACAAGATTAAAGAAGCGAACATTAGAATCGGAGATGTTGTTAGTATTGGAGTAAATCTTGAATCCAGAGAATTTAAGGGACGTTGGTATACATCTATAAAAGCATGGAGTGTTAAAAAGAAGTTTGAGTCACAGGCAGCTAAGCAAGCACCTCCTGTCCCAACACCACAGTCATCGCAACCAACACAAAATTTTTCATCAATGAGTCAAAGTGCTGCCGATGCACTACCATTTTGAATATCTGATGTGTTACAGAAGTTTAAAGTTAATGGAATTGACGTAGAGGTTATTGGATATAACAAATAATATCTCTATATTTGTGGAATGAAAGGGATAGGTGGATTTAGTACTCCCACTGAAAGCTATGCCAACAGGTTTCCCTTTCTTCCTTATTGTTGGCTCACAAATAATGTTGGTAATATGAATGAATTAATCAAAATTACAGAAAAAAACGGAAAACAAGTCGTTTCCGCTAAAGAATTGTATCTTGGACTTGGATTAGACAAATCACATTGGACGAGATGGAGTATGCAAAACATTGAAGAAGATAAATTCTTCAATGAAAATGAAGATTGGGTGGGGTTCGCCACAATGGCGAACGGTAATGAAACAAAAGATTATGCTATCACTCTTGACTTTGCAAAACATCTTGCAATGATGGCGAGAACAGAAAAAAGTTATGAGTATAGAAACTACTTTTTGGAATGTGAAAGAATAGCAAAAAGCACTATAGAAAAAGCTCTCCCCAAAACTTTTGCAGAAGCATTAAGGCTTGCTGCTGAACAAGCTGAACAAATAGAAAAACAACAAGCATTGATTGCAGAACAAGCTCCTAAAGCAGAATTTTTCGATGCGGTAGCAGATAGTAAAGATGCTGTTCCTATGCTAGAAGTTGCTAAAGTTCTTGGAATAAAAGGAATGGGAAGAAATAACCTATTTGAATTTCTTCGACAAGAAAAAGTGCTTATGAATAATAACATTCCGTATCAGCGTTATCAAGATTTAGGATATTTCAGAGTAATAGAGCAGAAATATACTAAAAACTATGAAGAATGTATTAATTTCAAGACTTTAGTTTATCAAAAGGGTGTAGATTTCATTAGAAAATTAATCAATAATAAATATAAATAATGGCAGATGAGAAAAAAAATGTCGCTTTAAGAAATAACATTGGCGACCAAGTAATTGGAAGATTGAATGAATTAGCCCAAGCTAATTTCAATTTCCCTAAAGATTATAACTATGTGAATGCTATCAAGATGAGCGTTCTAAAGTTACAAGAGTTGAAAGATAAGGATAAGCGTCCGGCATTAGAGGTTTGTGACCCTGTAAGCATTAGTTCAGCACTTTTTAAAATGGCTACAAAAGGATTGAATTTAGCTTATAATCAGGCGTATGCTGTAGTTCGTGGAACAGATCTTTGTATAGACCCCGGATATTTTGGGAATGTACTTATGGTAAAACGCATATTTCCTGATTGGGAGCCAATGCCGCACTCAATTAGAGAAGGGGATGAATATGTAACAGAAGTTGATCCTAAGACAGGTAAGAAGAAACTTTTGAAACACGTACAAAAATTAGAAAACCTAGATAAAGATTTTATAGGAGGATATATATATTTGCCATCTAAAGATGGAGAGATGTATCTTTACGAAATGACTCGTAAACAAATATTGACTGCATGGTCTAAGAGTTCATCTAGGGAGCAAGCAACGCATAAACAGTTTGATGAGAAAATGCTGCAAAAGACACTTGTAAATTCAGGATGTACAATGATTATAAATTCCACTCCTGAATTAAAAGCTTTTGATGATGATGATAATGAGGAACAAACAAATAGTAATTTGAAGCAACTAAGCACTGAACAAGTAGGTGAAGTTGTAGAATACGAAGAAGTAACGGAAACTGTAGATGCGTCCACATTGAATAATAAAGAAGAGCTTAGTGGTGCAAATGCAAGTGCAGGTGAACCGGAAACTATCAAGGAAGAAAAGAAAGAACAAGTTAAAGAACGCCCGTTTTAATTATGGATGATGACGATGAACTAGATTCTTCTTGGGGCGAAATGATACCCGATTGGATAGATGGTGATGCAGATATATATTGAGTAAATAAATCACAACTTAGTCCCATTTTGTTTAGGTAGTAATACCTATCCGGATGGGACTTTTAATTTATAGATTATGGCAGGAAAGAATGACAAATGGTTAATGTTTCGTAACTACATGATTAATGAGCTTGGCATTACGAAAGAAGATATTAGGGAATGGATTGAAGATGCCGTTAGAATAGAGGCTAAAAAGTTAGCGGCAGAGACTTTTGCAAGAGAAAATCCAGAACAAATGATTAGACGTATAGTTTATGATTCCGGTTATTTCAAGGATAATAGCTTCAATAGAACGGTCATTGAAACAGCAGCAAAGTGCTTAATGGAAAGATTTGATATTGTTACTAAAAAAGATAAATAGTATGAAGAATTTAATTGAAAATTTCCTCGCAAAGTGTGTATGTAAAGGTATTGAATTGTATATGCAAAAGTATCGCATATATAATTCTAATGACGAATTAATTCCAATGACCAATGAACAGTTTAAAGAGGAGTTAATAAATCATAAAACAGAAAAATTCAGCAAATACTATTTTGAGCGATACGACAAATATAGAAAAGGTGAATTATCAGAGAGTACAGGAATACAGAGAGGGGACAAATTCTTATGTATTAAAGATGTAATAATGAATAATGAACCTGACGAGATTGCTTATTTTCAAGGGGAAATATACTTATCAGAAAATGAAGGGTGTATAACTGATGAATATGGTGATAAATCTCATTGGTGGGTAAAAGAGGAAGAGATTAATAGTTATTTTAAAAAGATACAACCATGAACGTAGATGTAACAGTTAGTATTAATATACAAGACTTATTTGATTCAATGTCTGCAAAAGAAAAGGCGGAATTTTGTGATATAGCTCTTGACTATCTTGCCGACAGCAAACTTATAAAAGAATTGAAAGATAGAAATTGTGATTGGAGTGATTTTGGATTAAAAGAAGAATAATATGACGGTTCTAAGGATAGTGGGGAGCAGTAGTAAAGGAAATGCGTATATCCTTGAATGTAATAACGAAATCCTTTTAATTGAAGCAGGAATCCCATTTAGACCTATAAATAAGAATATTTCCTATAAATTTAGGAATATTGTTGGATGCATTGTTTCCCATTTGCACATTGACCATGCTAAATATATACCGGAATTTTTATTAAGAACTATTCCGGTATATAGCAATTCAGAAGTTGCAAATAAATATGAAGGAGTTATTTCAATATTTCCTAAAAAGAAATATCATATTGGCAATTTTTATATCCAATGCTTAGAAGTTCCTCATAATGCACAATGTTATTCATATATAATAGATTGCCCTGATGGAATGAGAGTCTTGTTTATAACTGATTGTTCTTGTTTTAAATATAAGGTGAAAGGTGTAAATGTTTTAATGATTGAAACTAATTATAGTAATGATGTGATTGTAAATAATGCGATACATGATGAATGGTCGTCTAGTGCATCTAAAAATCACTTATCATTGGAACAGGCTATCGAAGTTATTAAAAGGCATAAGTCTCATAATTTAAAGACAGCCATAGGGCTTCATCTAAGTAATCAAAATAGCGATGAAAAAAAGTTTGGTGAGAGAATATTTGAAGAGACAGGATTTAGAGCTATATTTGCAGATAGCGGTATCACTGTAGAACTAAAAAAAGAGGAATTTTAAATGGCGAATCCTAATTACTTTAAACTTAGAGACTATCTACAATCTTTAATAGATATGACGATAGAAGCGGAGAATAAAAATCCTATATACTATTATTTCCCTATTGATTCTAGGGATTTAGCAAAGAATATGGAATTAATAAAAAATGGGTATAATAAGGATATATTACCTGTTAATTTATTATGGCAAATAATGGATAAAAAGAAAAATGAAGAATGATAATAATAATGTTATGGAGAATAAATGTTACATAGGGATAGACCCCGGTGCTTTGGGTTATCTTGCGATACAAGTAAATGGAGAATGGACTCACATGAGTTTAAAGGATAATGATTTTTACCAAATATCAGATATGCTTGAATATCTAAAGTCTAAATATCCAAACATAGTAGCAGGACTTGAATGTGTTCATGCTATATTTGGTAGTAGTGCAAAAGCGACATTCTCTTTTGGAGAGATATATGGGAAATTACAAGCTTTGCTTATAGCTCATAAAATACCTTATCATTTGATTGCTCCCAAAACATGGCAGGGAAGCCTTTGGCAAAACAGTGATATGGTAATAACATATAAGAAAGTAAAACTCAAAAATAAAGAGATTAACAAGAAAGAAGTGAATACTAAAGCAACATCAATCAATGCCGCAAAACGTCTTTTCCCTGAATTGGATTTTAGACGAACCGATAGATGTAGTAATATTGATGATAACAAAGTAGATGCGACTTTAATTTGTGAATATTTAAGGAGGAAAAACTTATGATGATAGATACTGACAAATGGGTTACTATTGACACATACGCTTTTTTAAAAGGGATTAAGCGTAGATGGGTTTATGATCTTATAAAAAAAGGTAAGGTGCAAACAATCAAGTTATGGGGGAAACAATTAATATACATAGGAGATGAAAATGAATAAAACAAGATTCTTTTTATTCCCTTACATAGCTATCAAGCACAATGAATATGTATATGGGAGACAATTATACACCGTCACTGGTGATCTGTCTATACAGGAAGTTGAACATTACATAGAAGTGAAAAAAGAGTGCGATAATGTGATAATTACAGGTATATTTGAACTATCAGAAGAAGATTACTTAGCAAGTAATAAAAAATAATAAAGTATGAAAGATTTAATATTAATGATTATAGCCTTTGTAATAGTTGCTGCCTTTGTTGGACACATGGAGATAAATTTATCTCCATTTAGTATCAAACTACCAATGTGGCATAGAGTGGTATGTATGATTCTACTTCTTGTTACATATATACTTTGGAATTTTGGAGAAAGACAAGATGCCTATTCGAAAGGATTACAAGAAGGTATGAGAATAACTTTGGAGCAAATTAAAGAAAAATATGGAAAATAAAAATATTTATATATTAGAAGCATCCGCTTATCATTGGGCGAAAGACGAACATATCTCTTTGTTAGAACAAAAACAATGGATCGGATATGGAGATATAGGCAAAGACAAGCTGGAAAAAACAATGAAACAAATAGCAAAGCTTTGGCAAGAAGTTTATATCGACAACAGAGATGATACGCAGGTTATAATCCATTTGTATTCTACCGTTCAAAGCAATGGGTTAATATTGAAAGATGACGTTTGCGATTATAAAATAATTGGAGGTAAATAGCAATGAATACAAGCTTTGAAAAAAACGGCTAATACCACCGATGAATGGTACACGCCAAAGGAAATTATAGACGCATTGGGAAAGTTCGATTTAGATCCATGCGCACCTTTAAATCCATTGTGGAGGACGGCTGTTGTGATGTACGACAAGAATATAGATGGATTATCTCGGAAATGGGAAGGTCGTGTTTGGCTTAATCCACCTTATTCAAAGCCTTTATTCGATAAATTCATAAAAAGAATGATTGAACATGATAATGGTATATTGTTGACTTTCAATCGTTGTGATACAAAGATATTCCAAGAACATATATTTTACACAGCTAAGGCTATGCTCTTTATAAAAGGTAGAATTAAGTTTTTTACTCCTGATGGAAACCAAACTGGGACTCCCGGTTGTGGAAGCGTCCTAATAGCCTTTGGAGAAAATAATGCCGAAATATTAAGAACTTGTAATATTGCAGGGAAATATGTACGAATAAATTAAGGATTATGAAAGAGAAAGAAATAAAGCTTTTGGCAAATGAAGCTCATGTTTTACAGGAAAGACTACTAGACATTGAAGATTATATTTGGAATAATATTAAAAGTGAAGTAAAGGCTAAATCTTCTTTTGGCGAATATGCAAGTCTTGTACGAATAGTTTTTTACCCAAATTTCATTAATGTTAAAGTTTATGATTCCGGTTATGATCTATATGAAACCGAAATTATCAAATTTACCCACGAACAATTATCTGAATTAATGCCATGAGTGATGAACAGATAAATGAGCTTCTTCGGCTAACGAAAGAAAACAATGAAATGCTTACCAAGATAATATCACACATAGAAAAAATAAACGATGATGATTATTTAGCCAAGCATTTACTTCAAGAATTTATCAATAACGTTGTAGCCGACTTGTTTGCAGATATGCTCCTTCAACCAAAAGGAAGAGGACATATCAACTCGGAAGAAATAAAAGATATTATCAACCAGTTAAAGATGTAGTTTTATGACAATAAGTACAAAATATGATATTGGAGATATACTTTGGTTTATATATAACAATAAATGCCAATCAAAGAAAGTTGAAAATATAAAAATAGATGTATGCGACATGTATATCCAATATATATTTGATGGAAATGAAATATGGCTATCTGAAAAGCATTTGTTTTCTACAAAAGAGGAACTTCTAAAATCGTTATAACAATATGAAAACAGATAGGAGTAATTGGGGAGTAAGATGGGGAGAAGCCTTATATAGGATAGAAATTGTTATGCTTATCATAGAAAGTTTTAAATATTATCAAGAAGTAGAAACTGAAAAGGCTGCAATGAAATATCTTAAATACTCAAAAGATTATAAATCATGCGAACAAGCGGCAGACATGATAAGAATGTTATTTAACAGAGATGTAAATCCTAGCGAATTAATGCACACAGAGGATGATATATCTAATTCTTTAATTGATAGTTATATAAAACTACAAGATACCCTAAGGTACTTCCAAAGTCCTCGTTATCCTTATGAAAAAGAAGATATATTATCTGTTTTAGCTTATTTATATCATCATAATTATTGGCTAAGGATGAAATGCTATGATTACAGTATATTCTCATGTAAAGTATTTGATGTATTTCAGGGGAAAAGAATGATTCACAGCAGAGGAGTAAAATGGTTAATTAACGAAAGCAGTGAATATTGTTTATGGAATGGTAAAACGAAACATGTTGATACGATGGGATTTAGAGCTACTTTTAGAAAAATAGAAAAAGCTTTTAATGAGATAATAGAAAAACGAAGGAAAAGAAAGGAGAAAAAATGAAAGAACACATCGCAATAAAAGAGTATGTTGATACAATGTACGCTAAAATACTCGAAGAAACAACTAAACGGTTTAAGGATGGAAGTATTCCCCATGAATCATGGCAATACTTAGATGATATAATAGAACAAGCTAACAAAGTTGTAGAATTAAAACATCATTATGGCAAAGATGTGACTGTAGAGATGAAATGCATTATGGAGCTAGAAAATATTAGAAAGGAGAATGAAAAATGACAATAGGAAACTTTTTGGCATTCATTATAGGACTGTTTATCGGTCGTGTCTTAACTTATCTTGGAGATAAAACTTATAAGTTATTAAATAGACCAAAGAAAAAATTAGAGAATAAAGAACCATTAATCTTTGATGGAGTCGATGACTTTGTTAAATGCGCAGAAAACTCTCTTAAAGATTATACAGTCATTAAAGGAGATAGCTGGTCGGCAGGGAAAGGACATAGCCATATTATTATTCTTGAAAATAAAGAAAATGAAAAAAGAGACGAATAAATTTGGTAGTATGAAATATTATTCGGATATTTGCCGATGTATCAAGGAAATGAACAGCCTAATACAGACATAAATTGCTTATACTATTCAATATATAAGATTAAACTGCATTGTGCTGTTCATCATATTCTAAATAGAATATGTCCACAATGCGGTTTATTTAGAACAATAAAGCTAAAAGCCGTGTTAAGAAGAGTCTTGATACGGCTTTATTGTTCTAAACGGCAAGAGGTTTCTTATCTCCACACCTCGAACACGATGCTTCAACATTGAAAATGGGATATACTCAATAACGACATATTGTTTGCGTGTTTAAAATCCTATGAGACCCAAGCCTGTCAAAACTAGGTGCTGCATCAGCGTTTACAATATGAACGAAATAAATAAAGTCTTCTACGGGTTAGGAGCAGCAGAGACGGAAGTGCGTTTATTGGGTGTAGGAGTTTGAAGGCTCTGAACTTCTTTGTTTATTCAGTGCAAAAAGATGCGCTGTATAGATGCAGAGAATAAAGGCTTACTATGCTTATAACTAAAATAATCATTATGGAAATAAAATCATTGATAAATAAAGTAGAGCCAGAGGAAGTACCAATGAAACCTAACCAAATATTGCTAGTAAGTGTTTATCAGGTAATGGCTCTAAATGAAATGTGCAACTGTTGCGTTTTGGATATTGAACCATCAATTAAAAATAAAGATAAAGAAACCAAGAAGCTATTTTATGCCGCAAAGAAAAGGGTAAATTGGTATCAAAAGGAAGTTAATAACCTGACCATTTCCAGTGGAACAGTTTATGTAGACTTTAACGATAGTTTAGACCTTTACACAAAGCCACTTTTACTTAAATATCAACAGGCATTGGAGAATTATCTATCTACAATAAAAGGTGTCGAAAATCCCTATTTTGCATCATTGGTAGAAGTTGCTCGCTCAATGACTAAACTTTCTATCACCGAAATATCAAATAGAATAAAAGAATGTATTAAATTTGCGGAAGATTCGATTGCTCTAAGACATTATAAGCAGAAAGAATTATTGGATATTATAAACAATCTTGTAAAGTGGGTGTTTAGAAAAGCGGAAGATATAAACTATAATGATAGCCCTGAATGTGTAGAAGCATATAAGAATCTAGTAGACGCATATCAAAACCCAAACATTATTGGTGAATGTATTATTAAAGCTCAACAAATAAACGATAAAGAAGATGAAAGTAAAATTTAAGAAAATGCATCCTGATGCAAAGATTCCAGTTAAACATTACGATGACGATTTTTGTTATGACCTATATGCTACTTCATGCGAAGAGATAGCACCAAATGTGTATAAGTACGGACTGGGATTAGCTTTCCAAATAGATGAAGACTATATTAAGACTATGCGGAAAGGCGGATATGTATTATCCATTGATATAAGACCAAGAAGCAGTATTTGGAAGACAGGGATGATTATGACTAACTCTGTCGGTACAGTGGATGAAGGCTACACTAATGAGATATGCGCTATCTTCTATCACGTATTAACAAATTTACAACGATATTCAGTAGGAGATAGAGTAGCCCAGTTGAAGATTGGGTTAACTCCTAAAATAGACTTTGTAGAAGTTGAAAAGCTAAATGAAAAAGAAAGAGGTTTAAACGGAATAGGTAGTACAGGGAGGAAATAGATATGGGATTTATTCAAAAAGCTTTTTTAAGAGCAAACAACAAGAAAATATTAGATAAACTAAAGGAACTTGGTTATCATATTTGTCCTTGCTGTTATTTTGATAGAGCTGTATGGATTCATATATGTATTCCTACCCAATCTATTCATGGCGTTGGTTATCCTGATGAGTGTTATAATCTTTCATTAGAGGACGAATTGAAACGTTTTTTATCAGAAAGGGAAGAAAATGATATTGATTGCGGTGAAAATGAAAACTTATTCTATTTTATTGCTGCACTCCGAGATGATACCGATGACAGACAAGTCTTTACTAACAATAAAGGAGATTGGGGTATATATCATGATAACGAATTAGAAGGAGGATTATCAGGAATCGAATTTTTGTATCTACCCAAAGATAATGATACAGATAATTATCATAAGGCTAGTGTTGAAGAATTAAAATTGTTGTTTAAGAAATGAGTAATACAGGACATAAATGGATCTACCGCAAAATAATACCTCGTCTTAAAAACCCGATAAGGTATAAGGTTCGTGTATATTACGGTGCTAAAAGTATTGATGTCGGCATGTTTAGAACATTAGAAGATGCTCTAAAAAGACGCAATCAATATATCAAAGATAATAATATAAGCGAACTTGCATTGAAGAAATATAACACACGTAATGAAAATAAAGATTAAACATGGGGAAGTATTTTAGCATTGAAGAATTATGTCGGTCAAATACAGCGGATGCAAAAGGGATAAAAAATATTCCTAATGATGAGCAAAAACGAAACTTAGAGGCGTTGATTAATAAAGTCTTAGACCCTTTAAGAGAAGCGTATGGTAAACCTATTATTGTTAGTAGTGGTTTCAGAAATGTAGAATTAAATAAAGAAGTAGGTGGAGTTCCTACAAGCCAACATCAAAAGGGAGAAGCAGCAGATTTAGACGTTGGTTCAGTAGAAGAAAATAAAAAATTATTTGAATTAATTCAAAAGTTAAATTTACCATTTGACCAATTAATTGATGAAAAAAAAATGTCATGGATTCATGTATCTTATTCATCATCAAGACAAAGAAAACAAGTATTGAAACTTTAGAGAAGAGGGGCTATTTAGCCCCTTCGCTTTTTAGTGATTGCAACTCCATAATTTCATTTGTAAGTTGAAATCTTAATTTCTCAAAATCACAATGAGGTAAATCTCTCACTAAATCATTGATTGCCTCATTAATCATGTAATTCTTACGTATGATTGCCAATTTGACAGCATCATATTTTACTCTTTTTGTTTTCATAGGCTATCATCTTTCAGACTTCAAAAGTTGCTCTATTTTCTCTTCTGTAAATCCAAATTGCTTAGCAAATTTCATAAAAGACTTCTTTTGCTTTTCGGGAATAAGTGCAAACATAGAGTTGATAGGTTTATCACTCTGTAATGCTTTCTTGAAATCTTTGTTTTTCATATTATCATTTCTTTATTCTACAACAATCACATAAATATTTCTTTGCCGAATCCCATGTCTTATCTATGATGTAATCACCTAAATATTGTATTTCCTCACCATGAGGGCTTATATCATAAGTAAGGCATATATGGTCTGCTAAGTGTCCTGATTCATGAGACCAAGTTTTTTCAAACTCTTTTGCACTGCTCGTTCTACCTATAACAATTACACTTTTATGCGCTAAGTGATTAGAAAATGTAAGTCCGTTATTATATCCACATGTAGTTAGATTTTTATAAGCTCTTTTAAGAGACTCTTCTCCACATTCGATATATTCTAATTCCTCTATTACATCTTCAAAATATTTGCAAGTATAATCATAAAAGATAGTGACAGTCCAATCGTATTTAGATAAATATATTGTTTTTATTTCCATAACATTAAAAAAAGGCACATTTTAAGTGCCTAAAATTAAAGCATTTCTCTCCAATTTAATGCTGTACCATTACCCATACATAAAGCGAAAAAATATCTGAAAGGCTTTTCTGTACCAACTCCTGCATCTTTGTCATCTATATAATCTTTAATTGCTAATGCCAAATGCTGCTCATCGGAAATAGAACTACCCCAGTTATCACTTTTAAGCATGTTGCATACATACCAACTATTAGAGCCATTGTCTAATTCTAATGTGACACCATATCTGGTTAATAGCTCTTTTACTTTTTCTTTTGGCACAGGAATGTATGGATTATCATCTTTATCTTTCATTTTAGAAATAGCAAATTCTGCCATTTTCTCACTAAAATTAAACCCATAATTTTGTAGATAAATCCGCATATCTTCCGGGATATTATCATATAAATCAAAGCTTGCTCCTTTTTTCATATCTTTTAGTATTAAAGGGGGACTATTATATCCCCCTTAGTTTGTATTAGCGACGACGACGACCACGACCAGAGCCTCTTACACCTCTGCGTTCTCCCATCATTTCTTCATCATCGTATTCATCGTATCTATTCCCGTAAGAACCACCACGACTACCACCACCATAAGAACCGCCTTGTCCGCTACGTTCTCCCATTGATTCCATTTCGTCCCAAAGGGTTTCGAAATCTTCTTTTAGGCATTCAAGACTCTCTTTGAAGTCCTTAAAGGCTTTTCCTAATCCGCCTTTTCTTTCGCCTTCCATTATTTCAATCATTCCCATAATATTATTATTTAGAATTTGTTGTTTTGGGTTTATTAGACGTATTCATTTCTATCAAAAGAGATTTTATATCTCCCAATCCATCTTTTACGGATTTAACCTCCTGTTCCAATGAATTAATCCTATCTTCTTGTTGCTTCTCTTTAGCAAATTGAGGATTTAGTTCTTTTAAAATACTATCACAAGATTCTATAACAGACTTATGATATGGAACGCTTTCTACAATTTGCTTACTAGTTTGTATCATTGCTTCAACTTCCGAAATGATAGCCTCCTTCTTTTCGGAAACAATCACATTTGGATAAGCGAACATTTCACCATTTGCTGGTAATTTTTGAAAGTCTAAAACTTCCTCGCCACATCTTACCTTAATGTCAATAAGCATTTCTGGTTGAGGACTATAAGGTATTGACGGATTATAAGTAGGATATTTAGGGACAGGTGAACTTACAGATTCAATCTGCCCTATCTTAACTGTTGGTCTTTCTCCTTTAGAAAGAACATATATAAAACCACCTTGTCTACTTGATGAAAACATATAATAAACTTTTAATTTGTTTTACATAGACGGGATTTTACTCCCGTCTATAGATTCACTTACTTGCTACTGATGTAGGTGCAGGGGTTGTTCCGCCTGTCTGAAAATTGACAAAACGTATAATCCCTTCTCTTTTATTGATAAAAGCAAATACTTCTTTTGAGTTTGTTATATCAGAACCAATAACATTTGAACTGTTATGGTCTATAACATTTACTTTACTTTCACCATTATTAGAAGAAGAACTCCCTACATTTGTACTATTATTGGACGTTGGAATAGCAATCGTTACAGGCAGTGCTTCACCACCTGTTGGAACTGCTTGATTAACTTGCACAGTCACATAACATTCACAAGGAAGCTGATTATACAGACATTTATCAATCCCATAGTCTACACTCGTCTCTGATAAGGCTACGTTTGTTGTCGGCAACTCAAATATACAGAGTTGTTTCAAACAAGAACGTTGTCTTGTCGGAATAGCTGGACCGGGACCACCTACCCACCAATATGGATTGAACGGATTTAAAGGATTACCATACATAGATACCTCCTTTCTTAACAACCGCAGTTAGTGTAAGGAGTAACCCCCATACTTACAGGCACACTATAGTTTACAGGAATCATACTTCCCATTGCTGGAATGTATGGAATTGTTACTGTTTCAGGTTGTTTACATTCAATTTTAGCCAATCGAGCACTTAAATCACTAAGAGCAGCATTTACAGGCGCAATAGTTTGAGCTTGGAAAGCTTGAATATTTCTTGTCTGTGCATCGTTAGAAATTTGAGCAAGCAAAGTACTCTTATCTTCACGAAGCTTATCAATTTTATCAAGCAAGTTCTGATTCTGCATAGCATCCAATTTAGACAAGATAGCTTGCGTATTAGCAGTTGCTCCATCACGTAAAGCCAAAGTGTTCTGATTTGCAGTGTTAACCAATGTATTGGTCTGATTGCAAATAGACAACTGATTTTCATAACCTTGCGTAGTAATAGCATTCTGTGTCTTGCAGCAACAATCTGCAATAGCCTGTGCAATCTGACAATTTCCAGATTGAATGCTATTGATAATTTGTTGGCTTGACATACCCACTTGATTACCAACACCTTGAATTTGTGTCATAACGCCATTAATAGACTGTTGAATTTGTCCAACTGAACAATTCAAATTGGTAGCTAAAGTGTTAATAGCCTGACCATTTCCTTGAATAGCACTCATTAGTAATTCCCTTCCTGCATCATTGTTAATCAAATTTGGAATACCAGCGACACCATATCCGCCACCATTTCCACCATCGTTACCACCATTATTACCCCAACCATTACGACCGAAAAGAGGGAAAAGGAAGAACAAGAAGATAATCCATAAGAACCATGAGCCATCTCCACCAAAACCGTTTCCATTTCCTTTGCTATTCAAAGCCATTAACAAGTTAGGATCAATACCTTTCTGCTGCAAAAGTGGAGCAAGCATAGCCATCATTCCACTTCCGCTTCCACTCCCTGCATCAGGAGTATAAACAACTGTTTTTTGATTCCATAAAAAATACATTTAATATAGTCCGACATTGAACTATGCAATAAATAAGGTGAAAACTACAGAAATATACTACGCAGTATTTTATGGTATATATCACGTTGAATACCAACTATGTATAAAATATTCCCGAATATATTTGGAAGGTAGTGTACTAATTAGTACATTTGTGTCCATAATAGTACACTATGACTTTAGAACTTGATGTAGCAAAGAAAATAGATGAGATTGAGAAAATAGTCTGCACTCATTTTGGAGTGACAGAACAAGAACTTGTAAATAAAGAAAGGATGGAAAATGTCGTATCGGCTAGAGCTTTCCTTTTTTATATATTACATTATAAGTTGGAAATGTCTCCACTAACAATTAGTAAGGTATATCCAAGACAACCTCGATCTATAAAAAAAATGTGTGCTAAAATAAAGAATGGATTGAAATTTCACAAGGTATATACTTCTATTTATGAAGATTTACTGAAAAAAATAGAACCAATTCTACCAAAAGACTTAGACAAATTTTGGAATAGAGAAAATTAGTACTATATTTGCAGCGTCAACCACAACTGACAAGAAGAAATTGCTAATTTATTAGCGGAGTGTTCCGGGAAGATGTGTTGTGGCTCTTTTCGGAACATTCTTTTTATACTATTATGAACAATATCATCTTATCAAAAGAAAGTTCTAATGAGGAATTGAAAACGTACTTTAATGCAGTACTTGAATTATCTCAATCTAATAATGAGTTTCCCGTCAATCTTGATGATGTTTGGATGCTTGTTTATGGAAGGAAACAAGAAGCTGTAAGAGCATTAACATCAAATGACCAATTCATAGAAGGAGTTGATTATCAGTCGGTGCGCAAAGATGCGCAGCAAGATTTAGAAAATTCATGGGGTGGGAATAACAAGGTAGATTACAAATTATCCATTTCTTGTTTAGAGTTCTTTATAGCTCGTAAAGTAAGACCTGTATTTGAAGTATATCGACAAGTGTTTCATAAGGCTATAAACAATCTAGTTTTGCCGAAAACATTTGCCGAAGCTCTAAGATTAGCTGCTGAACAAGCCGAACAATTGGAAAAACAGCAAGCTCGTATTGAAGAAATGAAACCAAAAGAAGAGTTCTTTGACCAAGTAACTGATAGTAAAGACGCCTGCGATATGGCTACTGTGGCAAAAGTTCTTAATATGGGGATTGGAAGAAATAAACTTTTTGAAATTTTAAGAGATAATAAAATTCTTCAAGGGAATAATCAGCCGATGCAGCGTTATGTAGATTCATGTTGGTTTAGAGTTATAGAAACTCAATTCACCAAACCTAATGGAGATATATGCATAAACTTTAAGACTATTGTATATCAAAAAGGAATAGAAGGCATACGAAAATTACTAGCATCATTGGGATATAAGAAAGCCGGAAATTAATCCGGCTACTCTTTCCTGAAAACAATACTAGTCTGTTATTTCAACTTTGTAATTCATTAATGCGTTATAAACTGCTTCTGATATATTTTCTTTATATTTATTCGCTAATTCCTTTAAATAATCTTCTTTAGCTTTTTTATAAACTTCAAAAGCTTCATCTGTGCTATTATAACAACCAAGATATGTAGGAATACCATATTTTGATATTCTTGCTTGGAAAACATTATTTACTTTATCAAAATACATTCCTATTGGATATTTACCTCTTCTGTTTTTATCATTCATAACTGCTAAATTAATGGCAGTTATATACGACTCTACACTAGCCCTGTCGTTATAACTTTTGGTTATAAAAAAACTCTTCCTAGTCGGCTATAACTGGGAAGAGTCTGTTTCTTTAAACAGATATAAATTTGAAAATTCAAATCAAATCTTTATCTTTGCAATAAGACAATATGCTTATCATAATACTATGTGGATAATTGGAAAGGGTCTACATAGGTAGGCTTTTGACTATAAATCAAAAACTTTTTAATTATGAAAAAGCATATTTGCAACAAAGAGAAAACGGTTGAGGTTGAAGGTTACATTGCTATACGTGAAAACAAAGTAGTATATGTTGAACCTCATAAACGTTGTCGCCCTACTAACAAGAAGTAGGCTTTGTTGGGAGTCGCATTTAGAGGATGCGACTCTTCTTATTTGACTTCAAATATAATAAATAACATCTAATTTACAAACATAATATCTGCTAATAATACTTAATCACCTCCACTTTTGTCTCATACTTTTTTGATTTAGTTTATTAATAATCTTTGGCAAATGCAGTACCTGTTTTAACATCGAAATAGCGTCCAGTACTCTTACACTTGTATTTCCCATTACCACATTTGTACACCTTAGATGTTGGATCAAATGGTGATATTACATTACCATCCCATCTCATTTTCTCAAAGTAACTGATAGCTTTTTCCTCACTTGAAAGAGCCTTTGAGAATACTGTGTATAAACTTTCGCCTTTCATAATGTCACATTTTTAACTACCTAAATATACTAAAAACCAATGATATATGCAAGCAATATGCCACATATTTTCCAAAAATAAGTCTGTAAGGATGCTAAAAAACATCCTTACAGAACATACAGAACCATTACCGTTTATAAACTATAAACAGTAATTTTGCAAGAATACTAACTTAAAAAATGGAAGATATGATACCTATTGCATCATCTGCGTTTCTCGGAGTAGATTATAATTCCGAAACAAGAACTTTAACAGTTTATTTTAGAAATGGAAGAAATTATGTTCATCATGGAGTGCCCGAATCAGTGTACAAACAATTTCTTAACTCTCCTTCAAAGGGCAGGTATTACAATCAGTACATAAAAGGGATTTATCAATAGGCATTAATTGCCATGCATTTTTTCTAATCCAATCAATATCTACTTCATGCGGATCACGATCAATACAAAAGCATCCGCATGAAGTATCGTAGTATTCTCTCAATTGTTCATACGTAAGTTTGCTAGTTGAATTCTTTTTCCCTTCTTCAATTTTCTTTTCCATAATCTTTAATTTTTAAATATTAATAAAAAGCCGTATTTCTACGAGCTATAACTTTTTCTTATAATGATAACGCTAGGTGTCAGCTAGTATATAACTGCCATAAAAAAACATCTCCTTTTTTTCATTTTTTCAGTAAAGATAATCAAAAAATCTAAAGGGCGGTTCTAATTTAAGTGTTATATAATAGTTTTTAACGCAGCCCCACCGTTAGGATGATCGCCACTGTATGTAATAACACTTGCCAATCTATCATCTATGCTTCTCAAAAGTTTAGTTTGATTTGCAAGCTCACTGTACATTGGGTTCTGCAATGGGTCTAAGCTAGTAAATGCAGCAAAGAAATTGTTGATAACCATATTGGTGTCTGCGACAAAATATCTCATTGAATTAAGATAAGCTTCAATAACATTAGCGGTTTCTTCCGTCACACCAGTGATCCCTTGATTAAGAGTAGATCCATTGTCCTCTCCACCAGTAATTGGTACACCGAAATTCTCTGCTATTGTTTTGAAATACTCATTTAAAGCAGGCATCGTTTCATCAATTTGTTTCTGCAACGCTTCTAATTCATCATTAGATAAATATGAATCAGAACCAATCATATTATCTAAATTCTTCATTATCGGTTCTAAGAATTTTTCTATTCCTCTTAGAGCCAACTGTTTCATAATTACATTATTGATATATTCATCCCATTTATCTTCTAATGCTGTTAATCCATCGCCTGTTTCTTTATAGGCTTCTAGCCAAGCAGATGCAAATTCTTCTGCGGCAGATTTCATGTCTGCTCCGCTACCAAAACCTCCTAATTCATTAAGTTTCTGACTCCTAAGTTGATCTGCCTGTTCTTGCAAATCAATTATAGCTTCTTTCCATTCATCTATTCTATCCCAATCTGTATCTTTCTTATCTTCTTCGGCAGCTATCATATTTTGATAACTCTTTATTTGGTCTTGAATATTACGTTGAGCATTTTCAGTACTCATATTCAGAGTATCAATAGTATATGCATTTTCTATTGCATTACCTAATCTTTGATAAGCCTTTTGAAGCTTTTCTACTTGCTTTATTTCCTCTTGAATGGTTTGCTCTCTTCTAGCATCATGTTGTTTATTAAGGGTTGTAAATATAGTTGTTATTGAACCGACAGCATCCGCAACTGCTCCGGCAAAATTTAAATTTTTGAAGTTATTCCACGAGGACATAACTCTTTCATTAACATTACCTAACAATTCTCCGGCTTGTGCTACTTCCCTCCAAGCCCCTTTGTTAACATCGACTCCCTTACTTTCAGCTAAATCTTTGAACTGATTCATCAAATCCAAAGTAGCATTGATTGATTGATAAATTCCAGTTACTATTCTATCAACAGCGGCAAGAGCAGCTGTTGACATACCTGTAATTTTACTTAATTTATTGGATATACCACTTAGATTACCTTGTGATATTTTTAATTTATCATTCGAACTATTTAAGGCATCGTTTGCATCTTGCAATTCTTCTGTTGCAGAAACAAGGTCATCTTTTGCAGAAGCATCAATTCCTACCTTATTTCTAGCATTTTCTAATTCTGCCTTTGCGCTTTCAAGTCTTTGTTCAGCAATCTTTCGTTCCTCAAGGAGTCTATTATAATTCTCTTGTTCTTTGTTAAATTCTTTTTGAAGTTTGATAATTTGTCTAAATTCAGCAAAAGCACCCTTTTGGAAAGGTGATTTTACTTCTCTTAGACGCTCATTCATTTTATCAATAAGGTCGGTATAAACCTTTAAATCACTTGCATTAAGATTCCCGGCAGATTCATTAATTAATTGCTGAATCCGAGCAATCATTGCTTCAAGTTGAGATGCTGAATAAGCAGACAAATCGCCCATAGCTTGAATATATTCAGGAGTTTCTTTGAACTTATCTGTATTAATCTTGCTAACTTCCTTATTTACTTTCTCTGTGACATTTTTAACGACTGTCGCATATTGTTCGGCATTCAAGCTTCCTTTATTAAAGAAATCAGTGGCAAAGCTGATTTCCAGTGCTCCTGAATTTTGTACTTGTTTAACCTTGTCTACAGATTGTTCTAAATAATTATACAATAAATCAGAACGTCTTTTAAGTTCGTTCTTTTGATTATCAGTTATTTTTTTCTGTATCTTGAAATAAGAATCAAGTTCTTTTTCTCCTAATTTTGTAACATCGGGATATTTTTCCTCTAACGCTCTAGCTATATCGTCCAACGTAGTTACATCAATGCCAAACAGATTTTGAATCAGATCTTTAGGAACACCTTTAGCCTCCAATTCGATATACAGTTGATAACTATTAAACATTGAGTCCATTTGACGTTCAAATTCACTGATATTATCAAGAGTCGCTGAAACTGTAATTTCTGAACGTAATTCACCAATGGTATTTTGCCAACTTCTCTTTAATGCTTCCGCTGATTTACCACTAATAGTATTAGAAATGGACTCCATCTCATTAGCTATCGAAGCCTTATCAAATTTTAGTTTTAATGGCTTATTGAATAATTTTTGATAAGCTGTTCCAAAAGATGAAGTTATAGTGCTTGTAGCATCTTCTTCTCCCATTGTCTGTCTTAGCTTCTCATATTGAGATTGCATTTTTTTCAATAAGTCTAATTGAGCCTTTATCTTACGTTCATAGGCTGTCTCTCCGGCTTTTTCGCCTTTCTTATCCGTATATCCAAAAAGTTTAGCTAGAGCTTGTTGAGCCTCCCCAGCTGATTTTGCTAACTGAATTGCGACTTTTTGATTCTTGTCTATATGAGGTGCAAGATTCTCAACTGAATTGGCATTTTCCTGCGCTGCTTCAATTAAGGCTTTACCAGCTGCAAAAATTTTATCTCTATATTCTTCTACATCTGTTTCTGCTGTAACAATTGGTAATTTTAAAGCGTTTTTCCCTTTTATTTCAGGCTTATTATTATATTCATTTACATATTCAGATAGTTTTTTTTGCAGGTCGGTCATTTCTTTCTCGACTTCCTTTTCGTCATAAGAAATGCTAATACCTAAATCTTGTTTTATTCTATTTTTTAAAAAAAAGCGTGCAAAATTGCTTTCCGCCCCGGCAGAAGATTTTATAAATGTTGCCATTCTCTTTCCTAAATCTTCTTGTTGCTCTTTTGATAAAGCTTTAAATTCAGCTAATGTAATATTTGCTTCTTTAAGAGCGTTATCTCTTAAAGAAACATAACTTTTGTTCATCTCCTGCATTTGAACTACTCTATTTTCATTAGCATCTTCTAAGCTATTTAAAGAATCTTCTGCATTTTTTCTAAGTGTATTTAATGTACGATTAGAAGTAGATGTATGTCGAGATATAGCCTCTGAATAAGATATTAAAAGTTTAGTTTTTTTCTCAATATTATCATTGCTATTTATAACTAATTGAGCATTTTGTTTTAAATAATCAGGAATTTTACTATCAGTCTTAAAAAGATAATTTAATTCAGAAGTTAAAGCTTTATATGTGTTTTTTAAATCAGTAGAGGCTTTTTTCTGTTTATCTAATGACGTTGTATAAGCTTCTGCTTGTTCTTTAAAGGATTCGCCAATTAATGGAACATCTGCTTGCATTAATTTATTTAATACAGAAGTTCTTTCAAGTTCATCATTGTATTTTTTTTGTTCAGATGCTAATGATTTTATACCTTCTTTATTCTGCATTACCTTTGCGTATACTTCGGGATATTGTGTTTTTAGTATATTTAAAAGTTTCTGCGTTTTTTCTCTTTCTTCATTAGCTTTTTGTTCGGCTTCTTTATATTCTTGTGTCCCCTTCTTTACGTTTGATAAAGAAGATTCTGCATCTTCTTGTGCCTTAACTTGCTTCTCTATTTTATTTGTTAAAGATTCAAGATTGTTTTTTTGAGTATCTATTTGATTATTTAAAACATCGTATGTAGCACGAGTTTCGTCAAGCCTTTCTGTTAAATCTTTTAGATAGAAGATAGTTCCTGCAATAGCTGTAGCTAAAATAATCCACGGGTTTGCCTTTACAAAATTAAATGATTTTATTAGAGCATTTGTAGTATACCCAATAGCTTTAGCTAATCCACCTTGTGCTATCATTGCTTCGGTTGCCGATACGCCAATCTTTCTATTCGCTGCTGCTGCTATTGCAGCTTTTATAGAATATGTAACAAAAACTGCGCCTGCGGTATTTAATGCTATTGCAAAATCTCTCCATTGTGCAACTACAGTATTTAATATATTGATAAATCCTTTCAAAACTCCATCATTAGCCTTTCCTATCTCATTAAACATAACATCAAAGTTATCTTTAAGATTGGAAATCATACCTGCCAATGTCTCGGCTTGAATTTCTTGCATGTTATAAAATATACCTCCTGCTGACGTAATTCGTTTAAAAACTTCTTCTACATCACCAAAGGCAACCATACGTTTAGTTATTCTAGCTTGGACTTCGCCAACAGATACCATACGACCCTCTAGTTCTGTATACATAGTGGCAAGCTCTTGAAGCAATCCGACACCAGCTTCTGTAAATTGTCTTACTTCTGACGCACGTAAATAGTTAGCAGCCTTTACCTGTCCGTATGCAAGAATAAGACGCCCCATGTCTACACCTAATCCTGCTGATACGTCAGCAAGCATTTTGGTCGTATCATATAGTTTATCAGCTTCAATTTTATATGCTGCTAATTGTTTTGTATAAGTTACCAATTCTTTTACTTGGAATGGTGATTTAACAGCTAATGCCACTGTTTTTTCCCATAAAGCGTTTGCCTCATCTTTGTTTTGCAAAATTGCTTGCAATGCTCTTTGCTGTAGTTCAAATTCTCCTCGTACAGAAACTAGCTTTTCCACATATCCCTGTATAGCTGAAACGCTAAATAATAATGCTATTTTCCTAGTTAATTGATCGGTAGTATTGAGTACACTACTTTGAGATCTTTTAACTCGTTCCATACTTTTTGCAACATTATCATTTGCTTGTTGAAGCCGTTGTGTTTCCGATGCTATTTTAGATAATTGGGAAGAGTAATCTCGTCCAGTAGAGTTTAAGGCTCTTTGTGCATTAGCTAATGCTTCAATCTTTCTTGCCCGTTGAATAATAGTGACCTCGCTTTTATTTAATGCTCTTGCGTATTGTTCTTCGGCTCTTGCTGCTTCTTGATTAGCCTTATTTGCTCTTGCGCTATTTTTCTTTTCTTCGGCTTTCGCAGCTTTATCTAATGCTATTGCAACCTTTTGAGCAGCTTTACCAAGTTCATCTTCCGCCTTCGCTTGTTTTTGCAGTAAGGATTGACCACTTCTATATAAAGCATTCAATCTTTCTAATTCTTCACGTTTTCTTTGTTCAGGCAAAGATTTTGAGTCGGATTCTAAACTTTTTAGTTTAGCTAAATTGTCAGCTACCTTCTTTTGCTCTAATTGGTAATTTACAATCGCTTGTTGCTTTTGTTGATATAATGCTATTGTTTGTTTGATTGATTCAGCTTCGGCTAGATTTGAAGCGTAATTAGACTGATCTTCTTTTGATAATACACCACCCTTACCACTTTGTATTTGAGATAAAGTATTTTCATATTCTTTGATTGAGCGATTTATTGCATCTAACCGCTGTTGTTGTATCTTTAAGTTCTCATTAATACCTTGCCATGCCAAAACAGAATTATTGGCAGACGATGATTGAGAAGATATATATTTTAATTGATTCAGCTTATTCGCAACTTCGGCTATTCCAGCAGCAGCCTTTTCCGAATCACTCGTGTATTTTTTTAACCCTGACCCTAAATCTAATTTACCTATATTTTTTAATGCATCAAGCCGTTTTATCAATGGGTCAACAGATAAAGCCATGCTCGAAAATGCTTGATTGAACCTGTTTGCTGTTTTTTCGCTACTTTCAGCTATAGCATTTATTTTAGTATCTGCTAATTCTAGTTTCTTTAATACCTCATCAGGTATTGTTAATACATATCCTGTTGCTCCCATTGTTATTATTTATTTTTGATTAAAAATTGGTATGCCAAAATCATTTTTAAATAAGTCGTCGGTTGAATTTATTTTTGGTGCTTTGTCTTTTTTAGCTTGTTCTTCTGACAAATATTCAATATGAGTTGTATCGTATTGTGCTAGCAATATTTGAGGAACTGTCATGTGCCACATGTATTGTTCCATAGTCACAGATGGATAAGCTTTTATAAAATCAAACATTTCCCCGTAGCTTGTTCTTGCGATGACTGTTTTCGTTCTTCCATCTTCGTCTTTCTTTCCAGTGTCATTTGGCGGAACGTCTGTGTCAATTCTGTAATCGCAAAAAAAAACTCAACTGACAATAAGTTAAGAACTTCAAATAGAATAGTAGCCCAGTCTTTCATATCCTCGCATTCCCAAAATAAAGCATCATATACTTTGTCATATTCAGGGTCGCCACTTTTAATATGGTTTTTATTATTCAACAAAGCAAGTGTAAGAATACGACAGACAGATGGCATATTGATAGAAAGACCTTGTAATACATCACTAAAGGTCGCCTTTTCTACTTTATTTATTTGTGCGGCTTCTTTAGCTATCAGCCACATTATACCGGGTTTCAATGCTGTAATTTCCCATTCTGTATCTTTTAATTTTAAAAGGCTAGGGCTGTCAGTCATAATCTGTACAAGACGTTCCATAGCTTCATCAGAAACAGGATCTTTTATCGTTTTATATGTTGGTTTACTATTTGTCATATCTTTTTAAAAAATAAGGGAAGGAGTAACCTCCCTCCCTTTTATTAAAGAATTGTATTTTTCTTTTTAGATGTAACTCCATTAGAAGCTACCCTTGTTTCTCCGATTGAACTTTCTAGGGAATTAGCCGGAGACACTGATTCCCTTACGCTCCCCCCGTGCCATCTAATGACATATCTGTAGGCGGAACGGTATAATTATAAATCATAGCCAAAGGAGTCAATGTTGCAGTATCTGCCCCATATTTGAACTGAACAGCCTGCGCTGATCCGCCAAGAGCAATACGACCGATAGAAGTACTCATTGAATCAAGAGTAATTGTCGGACTCAATTGCAATTTCGGCAATACAACAGCGGTATATTTACTGCCATTTTGAAATACCATGTCGATACGAGCAAATTTCTCTACATAGCCATCAGGCGCATAGGCGTTCTTACTTGTACCAATGGTGAATCCTAGCAAATCTTTTAAGAGTTCTGCCTGCAAATCTCCAATTTCAGTAGTAAACGTATAGTTACCTGCTTGAATGTTATTAATGATTGGAGTTGAAGATAATTCATTTTCAATAGGATTTTCAGTATTATCCTCTTGTGTGATAGTTGTTGAATCACGAATAATATCCATACATTGCCAAGTTTTTGTACCAGGTACGCCATCTACATACGGTGTTACATATAAAAACTTGGGATTGTAGATAATGGAGTTAGCGTTATTTTTTCTAGTCTCTGTAACTGTTAATGCCATAATTTTTTATTTTTAAACGATTAATAATTGAATTTCTACTATATTACAATGCATCTTAGCATCACTGTCAAAATCAGCAAATGTGCCTTTCTTGCTAACTGTATAAGACGCATTTTTATTGTTTTCTAAAGCTTCATTTAGAGCTTTTTCGAGTTTAGACATTACAGCAACATTCTTACGTCCATTGCTGAATGGCTTTGCATATAACCAAACTAATACAGTTCCTACACCATAGGCATTCAAATCTTGGATAGAATTAGCACAGTCAATCACAACAAGGTCAGACCAAGTAGTATCAATATTTGTAGGGACAGTTGTAAAGAAAGTATTAGAAGATACTTTTTCATCCAATAATTCATTGAAAAAGGTTTCAATAGTTGATATATTTAATAAATTCTTATCCATTTACTTTCCCGTTTTGAATTATAGAAACTTTAGCTTTACCTACTTCTTGTGCCAATGCTCTAATGTCATCTCCAATCATAGATATAACTTTATATTTCCTACGTAAATTACCTCCGCCTAATTCTAATATTCCACCATAAAATATGGCTACTGCAACTACAAGCTGCATTCCCTTATCTTTTGGCTTATAATCATCGAAAAAATCAGAGATAGCCTGTCTACCTGTAATTGCCTCTTGTTGATATGGATCGTATTTAGAAGTTGTTGCAGCTTTACTAAAATACATTTTACTATTTGGATAAAGTTCACCATTATAAAAAACTGCACTCCCATAACTATCGTGAAGATTTTGGGTCTTATTCTTATTGTAGTCAGCCTCTAAATAAGCCTTTTCAATTAAGTTCCGACCTTTTATAGCTAATTTCTTCGCCAAATCATCAATATATGGACTTACACGTCTCATTATCCACTAGTATTATCTTTTACATAAACTGCACAACCACCTAATTGAGTTGGTATAATATCAATAACGATAGCATCAGTAATAGAGAAGCCATACATCTTGCTCCTAAATTTATGACCTTTTTTTATTGATATACCTACTGACTTATCAAAAGGGAAATACACATTGTACGCATTTGATATTACACCTGAATCTTCTTTCTGCGCTCCTTGTATATCACATTTTGTTTCCAAGACTATAATCTCTTCTTCTACCTGTTGATCGGGAGGTTTGCTTTCATCAATCCCATAAGTGTAAAATACTCCATCAAAAGGATATTCTTGCATTATGTCCCTATCTATAATCATCAGTCATACTCATTTATCCAAGTTGTTGTACTACCACCTAATAATTCAGCCTTTGGATCGTCCCATTTCTTATACAGACCTATCATAATATTATATACATCTTTTTTAGAATCGTATCGTTGGCTACCAATTGTTTGAGTATAAGCTCCATGTTGGTTCGTCAGACTAGCAGTATAATTGGGAGCGGTAAAAATCACATAAAGCAAATCAGCTAATAGCAAATCTTTTTGCTGTTGTGTAAGCTGTTTGGTATCTGTAATATCTATAACGTCTCTATCTACTGCAATACGGGTAAGGACTGCCTTGTCAAAGACAAAGGCAGTCAAACCTTCAAGATAGTGTATAATATCAATTTGAGCCATATTAAGAATCTGCTGTTGCTGTATCAACAATAATATGTTCCGGGAACTCTGTTAAAGCAGGAATAAATGACGTAATCAAACGGGTACTCCAAGATTTATATTCACCATCAACCATTTCTGCATTGTGAAGCAAAGAGAAACCGTCAATAGATGCGAATGTTTGAGAAACCACATTGTTTCCAGCCATACTTGCCATACGTTCATCCAAAGTATTGGTATGCATGATAAGTCCAGCAGGTCCGACCGGACGAAGAACTGCTACATTTTCAGCCCATCCATGAATTGTAGTATCACCGCCCCATTCTTTATTCTTTTCTTCTTCTACTACAATTTCAATAGGAGACAACCCATCAAACGCAGCTACAGCTCTATCAAACTGTTCTTTCAGAATAACTGGAATTTCAGGAGCTTCCATCGGGCTGTAAGTATTCAGGTTGCGCATATAGTTAACCCACTTCTTGACTTCTGCATTTTCCAAGAAAACTTCTTGATACATTTTCTTAGGAATAAGCCATTTCATTGCGCCACCAAATCCTGTTCTTTGTCTGAACTGATCTTCAATGAGAACCATTTGAGAGAAAAGTTTAGCATCAGGAGCAGTCCAAACTTTTTCACCTGCCTTTACAAAGTTTTCTTCGGGAATAGCAGCCTTTTGTTTAATACCCTTTATACCTCTACCAATATCATATAGCACATAGCCTTTGGTTTGAAGTTGAGCACACATGTAATTTGCAGTTTGGTCTTTTGCATCAATCAAATCTTGGACACGTTTTGTCCATTCTCTGATAAACTTAGCATCATTACCAAACTCTGCATAATACTCCTGTTTGTACATACGTTCCATAGCTGTCTCTGCAATAGCATCTGACGTAAAATCTGGAATTGTACCTGTATAGAATGAAAGACCTTCCTTGTTATACGGATGAGCCTTACCTAGTGGAGCACGCATATCCAATACTCCTGCTGCACGATTTATAGAGGCTTCAACCATGAAAGAAGCTTTTCCTGATGCATCTGTAGGAGTTACTTGTGGATTCACCGTAAACTGATCTCTCCACCAATTATAATTGATATTAATCATTCCTGAATTATCAATATAATCACGGAGTATTTGCTGACCTTCTCCGCTACGGAAAAAAGCCGCATATCTACTATTATTAAAATCGAATCTTGACATACTTCTTATTTTCTTTAAATTTCAAACCAACCATCAATTCTTGACTTGTTAATAGTTTTAACAGCAGGAGGGATCGGAGACATCAAATAGGTGTACATTGTTGCGTGCAATGCAGGTGTAACCATATACGTAGCTCCTTCTTCATCATCTTCATCTGTTGCAGGTCTATATTTCAAATCCAAATCACAAGGAAGAACGGCATTCGGATTCTGAACAAGCATCTTTTTACCGGAACCAGCTTCGGCAGCTTCAACCAATACATCATCTGCTGCTAATGCACCAATAGCTGCGGATAGCGTCAGTTTCCAAACATTTTTTTGTTCATTGGTCGTCACCTCAACAGCTGTTACCGTTGCGGCTGTACCTGTCGCATCAAATGTTTCAGGAGCTTTCATCAAAATATCACCTACACAAGGTTTGTGTCTGAAACCATCTCTTTTTACAAATACAGTCGTGCCTTCTGCTTCAACTGTTGCTTGTACTTCAAATACCTTCAAAAGAATCACTTCTGCATTTTCGTGACTATTAGCGACACCATTACCATTCCAATGATATTCTACCAAATCACCTGCGTACATCTTACCGCCTGTTTTAAACGGATTCTTGATAATACCACCAGTTTGAGGGAATACTTGGTCATTCAATACGCATACTCTCGGCACAAAGACTTCTCTAGTACCTCCGATAATACCACTCCCCTGTAACATGGTTCTACCATACATTACGGCTGCGGTCGTATTTAAAAGATTTTCTACCATATTCTTATAATTTTTTTATTTTTCATTTTTAACATCATCCCAACTTATCTTACTCTTAGAGGGATCACCACCAATAGGCTTGTAAGGGGTTGTCCCATCAGGTATATCAACTCTGGAAAGGTTGTATAATTCTAATGTAGACTTCGCTTCTTCCTTTATATCTAAATCTTCCGAAATTTGAATTTTAGAAATGTAAGTGTCAATCCACTTATCATCCTTAATCCCAGCGGATTTCAATTCAGACTTAAAGTTTTTCCTTACTTGCGATAGAGCTTTTTCCTTTTCTTCTCTTTCTATTTTGTCTTGCAACTGCTGTATCTGCGCTTGTAATTGCGATAAGGCATCGTCATCAGTAGGCGGAGTTTTAGACTGTTGCTGCTGTGTAGTTTGAGATTGAGTAGGTTTATAGCTCTTAATAAAATCTGCCTTTTCTTTTTCAAAGTTTGCATTTGTCCTTTTTACAAAAGGTAATGCCTTACTTATAAAATCAGAAAGTTCAGTTTCATCATTTACCAATAATGGAATTAGGTCATCTATATTCTCATTAATTGTTCTGTCTGACAAATGCAGGGTTTTCCCACCTTCTGTCAGTAAGCCTTTGAGTTGTTCAACGGCTTGTTCTTTTGTAAACTTCATAATTCCTCTAAGTTATGTTAATAATTTGCACACAAAATAAAGGAATAAACTAAGTTATCCCATGAAATAAGGGAACTATTTAGTACACCGGTGTACTAAGTTTTTCTAATATTAAAAAAGCAGAAGATTTAGAATAGTATTTTTGCAGATAAATGTATATATTTACATTGGATAATGGGACAGCAGGAGTAATTAACCTATGATAAGTGGTTTAGATGAAGGGCTTTTAAGTTTTAAAATTAGCATAAATGATTGATAAAGAAAAATATAAATCACAAGGAATTGAAAATATAGTAACATATCAACCTTATTTTCAAGAAAAATTCGTCAGGAGCAATGTTGATTTTGTTGTAGGAGGAGCTGCGATGGGAATTGGAAAATCCTTTGCAGCATTATTGATGGCAGCAGAACCAGTGCTAGACCCTGACTTCCGAATGGTTTATATTCGTAAAAATATACAAGATACTAAAAGTGGAGGCTCTGGTACAGATGAAATACAAAGGATTTACGGCAATTTAGTAAATGTAAAATTATCAGAAAATCCCCGTGCTACATTCCCCAGCGGAGCTTTTATAGACTTTACTCACATGAGCGACCAAACTCCTGATAAGGTATTGGAACGCATACGAGGATGGCAATATTCGGTAATTTATTTTGACGAAGGCACAGGGTTTGAGTGGAGTACTATTAGGCTTGCTTTTTCACGTAACCGCGGTGCAGGGAAATGGAATGGGAAAGTTCGTATTACTTGTAATCCTAAAAAAAATCATTGGTTAAGGAAATGGCTTGATTGGTATATCAATCCTATAACAGGGTTTCCTATCCCTGAAAGAGATGGTGTGGTGAGATATTTCTATATCAATGGGGAAAAAATTGAAGATGTTATTTTTGGTGCAACTAAAGAGGAGGTGTATAGTCAATGCGCTCCAAAGATAAACGCTGTTTTAAAAAAGCTGAATGAAAGAGGTGAGTTTTTTACTTATAAGGATTTAATAAAATCTACTACGTTTTATGGAGGTTCTTTGGATATGAACAAGGAACTTTTATCAAAAAATCCGGGCTATATTGCAAGCGTGGCAGCAATGGGTGAAAAGCAATCTGCTGCTAACTTACAAGGTTGTTGGAATATTGACACAGATGATGATTCCGAAGCTCCTATCCCATTCCATAAAGCTCGTGAAATAAAATTGGCAGATCCACAAATTAATGGAGATAGATGGATCACTGCTGACTTAGCAGATACGGGAAAAGATAATTTCGTTGCATTGGTATGGGATGGATTTCACATTATAGATATTGTAGTATTGGGACATTCAACGCCACAACAAAATGCGAATACACTACAAATTTTAGCTGCTAGATATAATATCCCGGACACTCATATTATATTTGATGGTAATAATGGTGCTTATATCAACGATTATATACCAGATGCTATACCATTTATATCATACAGTAAAACGAGAGGTGTCTATTTCAGAGCTTTCTGTACATTAAAAGATGAATGCTATGATAGAGTTGTTTACCATGTAAACGAAAAAGGAATATCTTTTAGCGATAAGGTCGCTTCCAAAATGTACACCCATGAAAAAATGAAAGATGAAATTACCATCTTTGACGAATTTGTAGAGGAATGTTCTGTAGTACGTTTTAATGAACAAGGGACAGGAAGGAAACGGTTAGCTACTAAAAAAGAAATGAACCAAATGCTTGGTCGAGGACGTTCAATGGACGTATTAGACCCAATAGCTATGAGGTTTTTACCCGTTCTCCAATATCAAATGGGAGATGAGTTAGAAAAAACTTCTATCAAAAGAAACGATAGAAAAACCGGAGAGACAAATCTTGAAATTTATAACGATAGTTTTTGGGCGTAATGACAGTTAAAGATATAGAAAAAACAATCAAGGATGCTTCTAAGATGAAGCATGAAGTGACGGTAAGAGACATATCGTATGTTATCTTATTCTTTGAATATTGCAGCTCTGTTGTAGCTTATAAATCTATTTTCGATAAGGATGCTGACGAAAATAGTATTAAAAAGTATGACACAAGCAAAAAAATTGATTTCTTGAAAATGTATATTGCTAGTAACTTTAAAGAAGAAGAGAAAGTTAAGCAAAGCAAGAAGAATGAAATTAACAATGATGAATTGATCCAAGATATTACTTTTGAGGAGAATAAAGCTAAATTGATAGCAATGCTCCAAAAGGTTAACGATCTTGTTAAAAGTGGTGATATGTCTGCTAAAGATGGTGTTAAAGCAGAAATTGAAATCCGCAGTAAACTTAATGATAAGTTTAAGGTATCAGAAGAGGGAGGGCAACAATATATCATTGTAGAACAAAAGTATAATGCTGTATGTGAATACTGTTCACATGAGTTATATATTCCCACAAAAGAAGATTTAATGAAAAAATATAACCTAGTAGAAAAAGACAATGAGTGAAATTTCAGAACAAGTACAAGAATTATTGAATAACCCTGAAAAGATACTACAAAAGAAACCTTTTTTTCGAGGTTATGATACATCGTGTGTATGTAACAACACACTGAATAATTATTTGAAAAGAGCCGGATTTACAGATATGATTTCGGTTACTCTTCCTCAATTAAAAAAACGTGTTATTACGCAAGATGAGTATTTGATGGAATTAGAGCCTGAAAACCATAAGGTTTTATACGATCAGAACATACCTTCTATTACGATGAAACTTGATAATGGTGGCTTTGTTGAGGTTCAATATAAGAAAATGGCGGTTTCTTTCCAACAAAATATTAAAGACAAGCAGGTACAACATTTATGCGGACTTCCAATGTCTTTTACTCTTATGGATGCCAATCCTGATGAAAAACAAAGAGCTGACTTTGTTACCTTTAAACAGTATTGGGATTTAAGAAACCAGGACGGAATGAAAACCAAAATGGTTGACGTTCAAAAATCAGTTGGTGATGTAGGACTTTTATATTATTTTGATAAAAACAATAGAATAAAATCCCGTATATTATCCTATATGGATGGATATGTCTTATGTCCGCATGACGATGATAATGGAGACCGTATATTAGAAAGCGTTTACTATAAGATTGATGATGTAGAATATATTGATTCATACGATGATACTTATTTTTATCGTATGATAAGAGATAATACTAACGTAGATGATAATGGATGGAGACGTCTAGCACCAAAGGCTCATGGTTTTACAGAAATCCCTTTAATAACTAAAAGAGGAAAGGTCGCATGGGAAAATGCTCAAAGTGTTATTGAGGCTTATGAAATATTATACAATATCTTCCTTGTAATTCAAAAGAGACATGGATGGGGAATATTATATATAAAAGGAGATTTTGAAAACAATGGAAAGAAGATAGCAGGTTCAGTTATCTTAAACAGTAAAAACACATCATATAGTCAAGAAGCAAATACGGATGATGCTAAATTTTTAACTCCACCATCACCACAGGGAACGATAGATACTTTGCAGTTAATGGAGGAAACTATACAGAAAAATTCCAGTACAACGTTCTTGCTCCCTAAAGATGTAAAGACAACAGGAGATATATCAGGTGTTGCTATAATGCTTACTCAATCAATGGATATTGAGAATGCATCAAAAGGTGTAATAGAATGGCAAAATGTTGCGGATAAAATGGTTCGTCTATTCAAACAAGGATTAGCAAAAGAACTTGTAGTCTCACAAATTCAACCCAGTGCTATTACGGATTTCGATAACTTACATATTAATGCTAAATTCAAAGTATATAGACCTCAATCTGAAACTGATATTGTAACAAGATTACAAACAGGAGTTACATCAGGATTTCTTTCTGTTGAAACTGCCAGTGAAATGAACCCTGACGCAAAACCGGATGAGAAAGCTAGACTTGAAAAAGAAAAGCAAGCTAAAATAGATGAGCAATTATATCAACAGGAACAGGCATTAATAATATCTCAAAAACATTCAGTACAAGATAATAATAACAATAATAACAAGGAGGAATAATCATGTATCAAAACATTATAAATAAAATTGAAGAAGTTACAGAGGCTAAAACTTTTAGTAATATAAATCCATATTTTGTATTTCTGCATCCAAAAGAAGCTGATTCTGCTATGAATGTTATTGTGGTGGAAGGCACTCCTACGTATCAAAAGCCAAAAGAAATAGTTAGTTTTCCATTAGTTACTATGATGTGGAATCCAATTGCGCTTAATGACTTGGTTATTACTGGCGACATGGTAAGTAATTATAGAATCTTTATTGGCTATATACAATGATAGGCGGAGCGAAAGGAATAGGATTAGGCATTGATTTAGGTTTAGTAAATCAATACAATAGGACTGGTAGCCAGTCCTATATAGAACCCGAAGTCTTAGATTCTTTGGTGGGTGTATGGTCTGCTTATGGCATGACTAACGATAGTCCTAATAGAAGTACTATTAAGAATAAACTATCTAATAAAGGTGGGGACTTTGTAATCAGCAACGCAGCTTATGATAAAATGTCCAGTTATGGAGGTTATGAGTTTGCTAAGTTTGATAATACTTTAGATTGGTATAATACAGAAGGCAATGATAGTGTTGTAGTTGTGTCGAGAAATGGGCATAGTATTACTCTAAAAAGATTAACTGGTCCTAATTTTTGGTATTTCCAAAACAGCACATTTAGAGGGCTTATATCGAATGTTATTCCATTTAAAGTTAATAGTAATAAGAATATATCTGTCATTTGGGACGTACACGGTCTTAGCATTTCAGAAGGAAAAGATAAAAGTGTTAGAGTACAAGAACTTGTATTAAATCCTAATGAAGACAATTATACTAACTTAAAAACACTAAACGAAGAAGAACTAGCTCAAATAGATATTAGTACAAACTCTTTGTATTACTTATTATGGTTTGATTTGTCTACTCTTGCAGTAGATGAAGAAGTAACTATAGAAATGCTTCCCCTGTTCGAAGGCGCCTTCGTCACCGACGGAATCGACGACCTGATTACTTCCACCAAGACCGTGCAGGAGATGCTGGGAGGAAGTAATGAGATTACGGTGGTGAGTATGATTCATCAGGTTAAAGATTCATCTAATAATGTATCTTTTACCAATTATATAAGAGGTAGTGCCAATGGCTATTTCCGTAATATCGTGAATAACTACGACAAGACTGGAATATATGGATATACTTCTTCTGACTTAAAGGCTTTGTCAGTTGTAAATAATATATTAGGTGATAAGAATGATTATACGTCTAATGGCGACAATAGAGACTCCATAATCAATGGTAATTTTAGCGTTCAAGGATATTCGTATAATGACGGTAATAATACTGGTGATTTTAGCTCTGTCGCTTGGTACTGGACAATCATTGCCAACAAGGTACTTACTACCGACCAAATCAACCAAGTAATCGCTTACTTCAACTTGGATAGAACGCTCAAATCTGACATCTATTGCAATATTGCTAAGCAGGGCATCACCAACGAGAACCACGCAGAGTTTGGCGACAAGCTGATTGACTTTTCCGGTAATGGTAGGGATATTCAGTTGAACAATCTAGCTTGGGATGGGGATAGTGGTATTGGGAAGTATAATTATCCTAATTGGAAAGTCACGGCAACTATTGCCAATACGTATTCAACTATTGTAAATTATCCAACTGTTAATGGTACTTACTCCATTAATGTTAATGGTGTATCAGAATTGATGCAATCAATAGGGCTGCATTTGGAGATAAAGTACACTACTTCTACGGGAATTATATATAATGATATAAAACAAGATGGTGTATATTCATATATTTTACCTGATGGAGCTACGGATTTAACATTAAGATTTGGAGGTATTCCGGGAATTGTAAATGAACCATGCAATATAACCATCACCCAAATCCCCTCCCACGCAGGTGCTCTCTGTCTTGACGGAGTAAATGACTTCGGACAGTTTGTAGGAGACTTGGAATTGAAAGATTATACTTTTATTGCTGATAGAGCTTATAGTAGAATAGCTCCATCACAAGTACCATTTATAGCTTCCACACAGACAAATGGGCAAGCTCCATTTCTTATGGAATATTTGAATGAAGATACTTATGTTTATCCTCATAGTTTTGGTACTACTACTAAAACTATAAATTTGAATATACAAAGACAAATATCATATCAATCAACTTATGTATATAATGGAAATAGTATATCAAAAGGAATATCTGTTGATACAGGTGACGGATTGACTATTGGAAACTCTGGTAGTACAGGAGCACAATATTCTCCATTATGTCTTTGGTCTTTAATGCTCTTCCCTTATAGTATGTCCGAGTTCTTGATAGAGCGTCAGTTGAAGAAACACAAACTAGGTACGCTGTATCCGGATATGGTGGAGTTTAGACCTGTTATCAATAGTAACGTTTTGTTAGATTCTAAACCAACATTCGTTATTCGTGGTACTAGTACTCATCTAAATGCAGGAGATTATGTTCCTGAAAATAGTCAAATATGGGTAAGTATTAAAATGAATAACATTGCCGATAGAATAACTAAGTTTACTGTTAATGGCAAGACTATTGATATTCCTGAAAATGCTTATAGTGAAGTCACATTGCAATATGGTTTCCCTTTTGTAATAGATAAATCTCCACAGAAGATTGGTATAACTATTGAACAGGATGAAAACTATGTTTTGTTCAATCCTGTTATTACAAGTAATGTAGAATATCATAGGTTAGACTTTTATTTAAATAATTATCAAAAGATAATTAATATAGGAGATTATATACCAAAAGATGCTTATCTTAGAGCTAATATATATTTAAATAATAATGTTGATGAACTTACAGCGTTTATATTTAACGGAGTAAATATTGGTTATAGAAGAAGTTCCGTTGATGATACGGCTTTTAATATTAGTCATATATATAATTATGATTCTCCACAAGAAGTAAATATTACTATTGATGAGTACATCAGATATGAGGACATTGTGCAGCCGTATCCAGTTCTATTGAGATTCAACGATGAAAACGGTAATGAAGTATCTTGGGGAGGTAAGTTTAGAGTAGGCTCTACTATTACTAGAATAGGTTCTTCCGCTGATTCTAATCTACTTCCTAATATATATAATATATTTGGATTATTATTGAATGACAATCAAGTAACTAGTTCTAAAGTTATTGTTGAAAAAACAATGGTATTTAAGGCTAAAAGTGCTTATATATTTGATAATAATGAACCTAACTGTATTCTTTCTCCTAGACTATTGAGAATACCTAACTCTAGCTATAAGATTCTAGGTTACATTCCCGATATATCCGGTCATGGTAATCATGGAGTTATTCATAACTCGGCTTATGCAGAAGGAAGTGGAGTTAATGAAGATGGTTCATACCAATTTGATGGCGTAGACGACTTTATTACTATTCCTACTACGGTCGGTGGCAAACAGGTGTTGATGAAGGTGAATTGGCAATCTATTGCCGGTACGGCAATTTTATACGACCAAAGAACAAATGGAGG